AAAAATTTGCTGTAATCAGCAGATTCTTGATGATCCCAGCTATTGTAACTTGCTTCTTTTATAATTTCTCTAAATCTCACGCCGGTGTCCACCTTTTCCTTGGTACTAATTTTACATTGCCAAACTTCTTATCCATTCCTGCATAACGAACTCTTCCTTCGCCATTTGTGTCCCAAATGTCTCCTTGTTCGCCTTCAATTTGGTCTATAATTTGATCCTTCATACGTTGTATCATTTTCACAAGTTCAAATATAGCACCAATGGCTTTTGTTCTTTGATTAAGTTCGCCTATTTTGGCTTGCTTTGGAGCACTTACTTTACTGCTTTGCAACCATTGAAAGAAATGCTGTTCACTTAGGCTATCTAATTGTTTTGCTTTTGCTGTTTGATTTACATATGTATAAATTATATTTTTTAAATCACTTAATCCAGGTACACTTGCTAAAAATTCATCCATTTTAGGACCTTGTGCTTTAACAAATGATTCTACTTTGTCAATTGCTGTTGTATTTACTTTAACTGGCTTTGTGTTATAAACTGGCCCTAAAACAACTACATTTGGATTTAAGTTAAAGGCACTAAAGTCTTGCATAGGTTCCTGTGTTGCATCAGGTGCACCAAATTCTGGAAAGTAAGCGTGTCCGACAACCATTATATTTGCTTTTGCAATTTGTCTACCTAAGTCGCTATCTGCTTTTACGTGATAGCAAGTTTCGGATTTTGGATTTGGACAAAATGTATACACGCCATTTTTTTGTGCCGGTTGATCTAAAAATAATCCATCAGCATAAACATAACCTACAAAGTCACTTGGCGTTGCTTTATCAAAATCATTGTATAGACTTGCAAATTTATTACCAAATTCTCTACGTGCAGCAACTTCTTCTGGTGTTTTAGGATTACCTGATTTATTTATTATAAAGTCTGCTACTTCATCTGCACTTGTAGCGGCAGCTCCTTTACTCCAAGCATTGTGTCCTGCTAATACAAGTGGACCGCCTTTTTCTGCTCTTCCCCAATATATCTGTGGATTACCGTCCCACTTCATACGTATGCTGTTGCTGCCTTCTTGGCTTGCAAAATCTTTTAAATGTTCCAGAGCTTCAATTGTCCCGGCACTGCCATAGAAAAATACTAGATCCTCTAAATGGTTAAATGCTCTACCAAGTTGTTTGGCTTCAACTAGTTCTGCATATCTCATAACATTCTCACGCTGTTCAAAGTTAAGCCTGCTAGTTGTTTAATTCTATCCAACTCTACTGATTCTGTTTTCCAGTTACGATCTTGCTCTAGTTCTGCCATTAATGCATCTGCTTCGTTAGGTGGCAACTTTGCCATTATGGTTTCTAAGCTACCAAGATCGTTAGCATTTGCGGCATCGCCTAACAATGCTTTTGCAATATCATTTAGATCGCTAGAAATAAATTCACCTGCTTTATTTTGTTCTGTGCGGTAAAATAAACCTTTCCAAGCACTCCACAACATACCTTTGGCTTTTGCAAGTTTTGCAATAGCAAGTTGCTTGTGTATACCTTTATACTTAGAACCTTGTGGTATGTCGTGTTTATGAAATTTGCTTACAACGGCTGCATCATCAACTACCATTATATCTAATTGATGACTTTCGCCGCCAAGTGGCATTTGTACGTGTACATTTGTGCCTATAACTTTTGTGTTGAAACCTTTTTGGGTAATGTAATTACTCAATGCTTGTTTTGCTTCTTTAACGTTTGTGCTTTTAAAATAACTTATCACAGCATTAGCATCAACAATTACATCTAAGTCCCCAGAGCGTTTACCTGGTGTAGGTGTAGCAGCACTGCCTACAGGAATACATTCTATACCTGTGCCTTTGAGAATCTTATTGTTCACTAGATCTAAAAGTTCTTCTATAGCATTGTGATCAAAATCACTAGTACCATCAAATACTCTGCCGCCCATCTTTTTCTCCTGTTATAGAGTATTTATCGCCTAGTATATATTAACATAAAGAACTTATTATGTCAATCTTTTTCTATTTCACACTTACCTTGCTTGCCACAATGTGGACAATGGAATGTATATCTATCAATACACATTTTTTCCATTGTTGCATATGTAAACCAATTTTTACACTTGATACAAGTTAGATGCCAAATAGTTTCTTTTACTGCTCGAAACATTATTTTACCCTTTTGAAAAAGCCTTCAGGTGAATGTATAGCAGTTATAAGTTCTTCCCACATTTTTGGATTCAATTCAAGTACAAATTCGACATCTAGTGCTTCATCATCTTGTGTAATATAAACTATATCGTCGTATGAACGTACTTTAATATCACCGTAAGTGCCGGTGTCATCCATTACAGTTATGCAAATCTCATCGTGATCAAATTCTACTGTATACATAAAAGTATTTAGTTTTCTTAGTTTGGCATAGGTGCAAAGAATCGAACTCTGTCTTTCGGATTTGGAATCCGACGTGCAACCATTAACACTTCACCCATAAGATGGTACTCCCCGAGGGACTCGAACCCCCAACCAAAGCGTTATGAGCGCTCTGCTCTAACCAATTGAGCTAGAGGAGTGTTATTCTTGGAGCGGGTAAGGAGAATCGAACTCCTGTCTTCAGATTGGAAATCTGTAATAATACCATTATACGATACCCGCTTTGGCAGTGAGACTGGGATTCGAACCCAGGGAACGCTTTCACGTTCTTCGGATTAGTAATCCGACGCTTTCGGCCACTCAGCCACCTCACCTAATCTATTAGAAAGTTTATATCCTCTAAGTCTTCTCGTAAAACAAAATCATCAGGTAACTTTACACCATTGCCTTCTTTAATGTGTTCGACCATCTGCTTTATGTCACGAATACTAAAATTTGTATGCTTGTTTATAACATTCGTTGCTTCTACAAAGTTTGCATTTGGTTTGTATCCAATTACCATCATTTTGTTTTTACTCCAATATCATTGAGCATCTGTGATGCAAGTGCAGTAGTGCGCAATTGAGTTTCAAGAAATTCCATTTCGTCACAAATACTTTGAGCTTGAATTGTTTCCCAAAGTAAACCGTGTGTCCTATAAGGCTGTGTAAATGTGTGCTCGATACTGTAAAATTTCATATAACTCATTGTCTACTCCTACATAAACAAAATACTACAAGTTACTGTATCAGTCAACCGAAAAATGTATTAATTATCCACCCATTCAACTTCATCTATATCATAGATTAAATCAAAAGGCACAACCGCTTGCTCTGAAGAAGACAAATCCTGTACCTTAACAAGTTTTTTATCTACATCTCGTAGTAAAATTAAACCAAACTTTTCTTCATCGTTTACTTTATATTTACAGGCATATGATTCACCTGGTGTAATATCTAAAATATCAATCATCTTTATCAAACTCTACTATGTTATCATTTCGTACTATACTTAGCTTCGGCTTTTTTACATCTTCAAAAACACGATCAAATGTTTCATCAATATCCTCAGGCAAGTCTTCAAACTCAAAGTCTAATTTTTCTTCGATTCTTTCAAGTCTGTCTATAATATCATACAGAATTGTAAATATCTCATTGCCAGACATTATTTTGCCCTTAATTTTACTTCAACAGGAATACGGTCACCAACACGGTAATCATTAAACGTGTAAGCTGTACCGCCAAATCCATTCCACTGGAATCTAATTTTATAATCTTTTATAACAGTGACTTGTTCTCTTGTCATAACTTCAGTACACTGACGTTCGTTTCTATACCCTGTAACAACTTGTTGAGATTGTTTGTTATCTGCTGCAATAACTCCACCTAAAATTGCACCTATAGCAGCACCCTTATCTTTTCCTGTGGCACCTTTTCCTAACAGTCCGCCAATAATCATACCGCCTAGTACATCACCGCCGCTTGCGCCGTTGCCTTGAGTTTGGCCATAAATCGGAACACTTACATCTTGACATTGTGTAGTAGGTGTATTTCTATAAACTGATTCGTATCTTGGATTAATTTGGGTTACAGTTGCATAAACTGTTTCCGCTTGAGCTGATATTGCAGTCGTTGCGATTGTTGCAAGGATAGCAGTAGTTGTTAGTAATTTTTTCATAGTAGCCTCCGTGTGCCTATATTTATTTTATAACACAATAAAAAATAATAGTCAACCTAATTTTTCCAAAATCCTGATATTTGTAAGGTATACTTTGGTGTTAGTCCTGCATTAGCACTTAGATGTAAATGATCGCTATCCCAAATAAATCCGTCACCTGCACTCCAATGTGTGCTTGTTTGCCATTGTTTATCTTTGTCTTGATAGTTAATAAAATGCCCTGGTGCCCAGTCTTCTAGGTAAATGTTAGCACGAACTTTTTTTCTGTCATCACCGGGATACATATTGTTTATTTTAAAAAAGGTATCTCTGTGCATTGTGATAGTGTTACCCGGTGGCTGAAGTATTGTGCTTACAGTTATAGGCTCAATGTTGAGTTTTGCACCTATTTCATTGTAATCTATATCACCATTATCAAACCATAGTTGTTGTATTTTGGTGTTATCTTCACTGTAACTTTCAGGAAATCCGCCAAATGTTTTATGTATGTCTTCTTGCTCACGCACCTGATAACTGATACAACTACCTTTGTGTTGCTCATAATCTGCATTCAAGAATACATTAAAATTATAATCTAATTTAGTTGTAAGTATCAATAGTTTGCTGTGTCCTCTGTACCGTTACCATAGTACTTATCAATTTCCGTTGATGTAACACGATCGTAACGGAAACTTCTCCACGCACTTGGTTCAATATCAATTGCCCATACTACTAAAGTTTTTTCTTCTAGGTTGCGTATTTTAGTTTGACTCAGTTTATCATCACGTTGAGCAGGAGGTAACATACTAGGTATTAATGTACACTTCATTTTACGTTCATCGCCACTGAGTTTTTTAAATGTTACATCTACAATTTCATTACCTAACATTTCTACTAATTCTTCTTTAGTAGGGATGCCTTTAAGTGCTGCTACTGTTTCCTGTACTTTGGTTGTACTCATTTACTTTCTCCAATATGTTATTCCAACTTACGTCTGGATTTCCTCTAATACTCAAAACAACTCTCAATTTATCAGTATCGTTGCGAGCTCTGTGCATAACGTCTGTGCGTAAAAGTGTAACGCCATTGATCACACAAGACTCTGCACATATATAATCATCGTGTAGTCCTTGTGGCATTGTGGCAACACCGCCGTGTACAATATTTTCATTGCCAAAATCATTTACATCATCTTCAAACCATTCATTGTAACCACATTCGCCATTTAAAATAGGAATGTTGATTGCCCATTGTCTCATTACATCACTGTCCGCTACTTTATCTCGATGTAAAAATAATTTTTTATTTGGCTTTGTTACAAATACCTTAATTGTATCTACATCAATGTCAAATTGATTTAAAATATTATCAATAGGCCAGTTATAATCTGTAGCATTAATCAAGTAACTAGTATAGGCATTTATAAAATTAGAATTAAATTTAATTTCTTTTGGGTTATCTATATAGTAGCCAATATTTTCTTTATAGGTATTCAACATACCTTCTTGATCAAAATCAATATTTATTGACTTACTGTATTTCATCTACCATCTATAACTTTGTCTGCTAGTCCTGCATCCACTGCTTCTTGTGCTGATAGGAATGTATCAAACTTCATAGTGTCAAACAGTTCTTCAAAGGTTTTGCCTGCACTGTTATGTTTTACGTACAACTCAGTTAGACGCTTGTTAAGCCTCTTACCTTCATCAAATGAACGTATGGCATCTTCCATTTGTAGTTCTTGTACGTGTACACTACCGCTTGTGCCACGTGTACCCGAGCTTACTCTGTGAATCATTGTACGTGATTCTGGTAAAACATATCTATGTCCAGCGGCACCAGCTTGTGCTAGGAAACTGCCCATACTTGCTGCCTGTCCCATTACCATTGTATGCACAGGTGCTTTTACAAATTGCATTGTGTCATAAATTGCAAGTCCTGATGTAACACTACCACCTGGGCTGTTTACATACAACTTGATTGGCTTATTTTGATTTTGACTTTCTAAGAATAGCATCTGTGCTACAATAAGATTTGCCATAGTGTCTTCAACAACACCTTGCATCATAATAATACGGTCTTTTAGCAGACGACTATAAATGTCATAACTGCGTTCACCTTTAGATTCACTTTCTACAACAATAGGTACGAGTGGCATAAATTATTCCTTCTTTTTGTTTATTGTATACTATTTTTTATGATTGGTCAATCATAAAGTTTTTTTAATTTATCTAATAAATTAACCATTTGAGGGTACAAATAATCTTTATAACTTTGATTACGTGCAGCATCCAAAATAACAGTTTCTCTATATAATTTTTTCTGTTTACCTTTTTTTATATTTTCTGGAACATCCATTGCTTTTTCAACAAATTCTTTTAGAACGTCTAATCCCAAATACTGGTCTCTGTCTTCTGGTTCATCTATATTACTAATTTTTTTATGTACATCTTTCAACATTTTATTTGGTAAACTTGAAATATGTATTCCTCTGTGTTGTGGATATACTTCACTGTAAACAATGTTAATTTTCTTTTGCAATTTTTTAGCCCAATTTACATAGTCAGGAACATTATGTAAGTTGTGTGCTGTCACAACCATATTTAAGTCAATTAATTCTACATTGTCTAAAGCTGCATAATTTTTAACATTTTTGTTCAAAATATTCCAGTCAGCTTCGTGTCTGATATATTCATAAACTTTATCTGTGCCGTCGATACTAAACGTGTTAAAATTTTTCTTAAAATGTTTTATAATATCAATAACTCTGTCATCAATCATTGTTGCATTTGTATGAAAGTGTAATGTTGTATCTTGAGCAGCTCCTGTTTTAATATATTGCTCTAATAACCGTATTATATGTTTGTCATAAAATGGTTCACCGCCGCTTGCTTTTAAAGTTTTTATCTTGTGTGTATTTTCATACAACCATTCAAATTGTTTAGATTTGGCTGCTTCTTTGCGGGGATATTTGTGAGCCATAGCACCGGTGATATTGGCAAATTCATTTCTAGTGCCTTGTGCTTCTAATATATCAAAATCTATGTTTAACCTATTACTATTTGACACATCGCACATTCTACAACGAAGATTGCACACATTGCTTAAAGTAATATCAATAGTAGCTAATTGGGGATTTTTTAGTTCCTTTTTCGGCATTGAATCTCTGCCTTGAGGTAAACTATACATTCTAAAACTTGTTTGCCCGTTATCTTCAAGTTTCCAGCAGATGTCACATAAAGGATTTCTTACACCCTTCAATGCATCTTTTCTAAGCTGCTGCATCTCTTTAGAATTAAATAATTCTTCTGGTGTTTTTAAATCCATATTTTCAATTTGCAATCCTTCATTGTATGTATTAAACATCATACAACAAGGTGAAGTAGCTGCAAGTTTTTCTCCTTCCCACATTTTAAGTGTAATTTCGTGGAAAGGATAATAACAGAACGTATTATCCTTGTTTGGTTGATTTTTCAATATTTTGTAGCCTTGATTTCAATACCAAATTTTCAACGAGTATTTTGGTCATACTTGCCATCATAATAGTTTCTCTATAATGTTCTGGTGTTTCATACATCTGAGTAAGTACATTGTTTGCTACCATATCATAGGCAGCGTCTTCACTCATATTTAAAAAACTATAATCAATTGAATCTTTTACATCAATATCTTTTGCAAGTTCAATAATCTTTCCAATTGCTTCTGTTTTTGATAATTTTTCTGTCATTGGTTTACATACTCCGGCCAAGTAGATGCAAATTTATCTGCATCTGATTTATTTTCAAAATAAAACGTATCTTCATAGTTATCAGTATATATTGACACATCCCATTGCTGTTTAAGTAATGCTTTACAAAAGTCTTTGCCTCGACTACGCAAATCACTATGTAGCCTTACAGTATATCCAGGCTTCCAAGCTAACTTGTATTCAAATATTTCTATAGGCGTCAATGCAAGTATCCGTAAGCTTCTTCTTTGTTGACATCAATGCCCCATTTTTCTTGTATTAAATTTACAATTGCATCAGGAATATCTTCGTCTTCGGCACCTTGAGGTACCCATATACCTTTTAAGTTGCCGTTTGTATCTAAAATAAATCCATAATCGTCTTCATCTATTGTATCTTCGAATCCTAAGTAATCGTGACTCATCACTACTCCCCTAATGTAAAGTGTCTTCCTCGCTATAATTCTCATATTCTTTGATGCAAATAATGTCTTCTGCTTTTCCATCAAATGTATTTAATGCATCGGTCAAATTCATAGCATAGATATGATGTTCAACTTTTAAAGTATCAATTACAAATGTTTTAATCATCCTGCGTTTCCCAATGCTTCAATATTTCTAGTTTTTCGCCTTGACCTTTGGTTTTGATGTAGCCATTTTTTATTAAACTATCAATGACTCCTTCAACCAAATATGCTTGATTTTCTTTATCACCTATATAGCGTCCTACAAAAGTAAAAATTATTGCAGTACCAAATAACCAATAAGTTACTTCATTGTATAATATATCTAACATAATGTATTTACACCTTTTGTGATCTAAGTTTTACGTAATTCAAACGAGTCATTGGCGTTTTAGTATCACGCTCAACATCAGTGCCTTTTATACGAGCAACAATATCATATGTTTCTCCAACAGCATACAAAAGCTTGTTTGTAAAACAAACAAGGTTATTGCCAATAGCACCGAAATGCATATAAGCAGGTTCGCTTATCCAGTCACCGTTCAAAGGAATAACTTTTAATATTTCAATCTCACTGGGTTCAAGTTTATCACCTACAAGATGTTTGCTTTCTGTAAACTCAGTTTTGATTCTTTGCTTGTATAATCTGTCCTTTACTTGTCGTTCAATAAAAGCAGGTAAGTATGCCAATAAACCAATACGTCCAATGGGCATTTCGTCACTGCTATATGCTGCAAACAAATCTGCTTCAAACTGTGGTAAATCACCCATTGCTAACAAAGTGTAACGGCGCATATGTTTCTTGCCTTCAGCAACGTCTGCACGGTCTTGATCTGTGACTACAAGTGGAGTAAAATCTTCTGGAATAAAAGGACTTTGCTCGTTGTGCGCACTAGCGGTATACGCAATAAGTTCTTTGTTGCTGTAAGTTGGCGGGTTTTCGCTGTGTCTGCGTGTATGTTTTTCATAGCCTTTGTTAGCCTTATAAGCCGCATAAGCAAGCTCTATCAAGTATTCTGTTTTGTATGCTGTCATATCAACTGATGCCCTTGTGTGTGCCATATAATGTTTATATATTTTTATAGCAGCTGGATTGTATATTGTCAAGCTTTTTATTACGTTTCTTCAAACAAATTTGTTGTAAAAAATTGTTTGTCCATTTTATCAAACATTGCTTTATCACGCTCAATCAATATTGCATTTCTGCCACAAGTATCGGCAGCAATTCCTGTGCTACCGCTTCCTGCAAATGTATCTAATATTGTATCACCTTTGTTGCTTAGTAGTTCAATAAAGTATTGTAATAATTCTACTGGTTTTTGTGTTGGATGTATTTTGTTTACTATGCCGCCACTGAATGTAATTGTATTTGGTATAATTGCTTGTATTTTACCATTTTCAACTTTTCGTTTTGCAATCATTTGTTCTGCTTCAAACAAAGCGTCAGTAAAAATTTCATCCATACTTGTTTTGTTTATATTATTTTTTACCATTTTATAAACAATACTACTAACTTTATCAGCAACTGCATATCTATCTACAATGTTACCCCAGTCGGTGGCACTGTTAAATGTTCTTGGTCCTTTGGGCTTGATACCCCACAATATATATTCGCAACCACTTACTGGATTTACTTTCCTATTGAATGGAACTGCTGCTGGCTTTTTCCAAGTAAAGACACGCTTAGGTTCAAAGCCATTTGCCTCCATAATTTTATATAGATAAGATACATATTGATCACTTATAAACACTGCAAAGGCAGCACCTTTACGCATTTTAGCAAACCATAATTTGCTCCATTCATCGAGTTGTAATAAAAATTCTTCGTGTGTAACACTATCCCAATCTTCATCAAACCCTTCGCCAAACTTTTGATTGTGTATACTATTTTTGTTTTCACCAGTTTCTTTATCAACCCATTCCGGCTTTGCGCCCTTATCGCTGATGTTATATGGTGGATCTGTAAGTAATAAATCTATGCTGCCGTCTGCAACGTTATCAAGTTGTTCTTGCATAGCACCTTGATAAGTTGTAATCATTATAGACCTTTCAATGGCTCTACGCCCATCCAATTATGCCAAGCACTTGTAGCACGGCTCCAGTAAACTGTTTTCCAATTAGCAACATCGCTAAAGTTAGTTTCTTTAATTATACATTGATTATTTTCAATGTCAAGTACAACAAACATAGGTTCATTAAGAAACTGTGTAGCAATAATACTTATTTCTTTGACTGCATTTTCACCCCACAAGCGGCTTACCAATGTATTGATCGTAAAATCAATAGGGTGTAAACTTCCTTCGTTCCATAATGCTTCAGGACGTCCACCTGCGTCAGGCATACCTAAGCCATTATGTTCTGGTGTATTTTGGATATAAGTATAAAACTCTTTATATGATGTTTTAGCTACAAATTTGGATAATGCATCTCTATCAGTGCCACCTACCCAATCAGTAATTGCTTTAACTTCAGGACAAAGTTCAGCGGCATATTTTACAAAATCATTTCTATTGTGTGTTGCTACACTATATAAAAATTTGCCTGTTGTAGTGTATGTATCAATAAATTCTGCGAATGCACTTAAATTAACTTTGCCACCAGTGCCTCTACCTTTTGCACTTACACCTTGTCCATCTACATAAAAGTCTGCAATTTTATGATTGCTACCTTTTGGAAAATATACAGTGTGTCCTTTCAATACAAAAGAATATGCACAAAGGACTTCACCGTAATCGCTTGTAATTCTGTTTACATCTGCTTCACGTATAGCTTCTAACCCTTCAATTGGCCATTCTGTTTCTACATTGTACAACAAACTAAGTAAAAAATCGCTAAATTCACTGTCTGCAATACCAGCTCTTACTGCTGTTGCAAACTCTTGCTTGTTATCAAATGTTTTACCATTCAATCCTAGTGCATCAGGTGTAAATTGTTTACGAGACATATTGCCTTCTTTTGGTACATTGAATTGTACACCAACTTTTTCACCTTTGAAGTTTACAACCAATCCTTGGTCTCCGTAGTCTGGACTTCTGCTGTAATATTTGTAAGGTACAGTGTTGTATGTAAGTCCGACATTGGCAAGACTTTCTTGTAACTGCTCAAATGTATTGAGTCCGCAATTACTTTTAAAACGTAAATGCACCGGTGTTTCACCGTTGTGCCTTGTAACACGATCTTTGTTCAGTGACAATTTTTCAACTAAAAAATTTCTAAGTTCAGTTTCAGGGTACTTCATACCTGCGTCCACTTCTTGCTTGCTAAGTTGTTTTCTTCAGCCCAGCGAATAAACAAACCTGTTTCACGACCGTGTGCTTCAATTTCACTAGGTCTATCCCAATACTCGATATGACTTTCACTGTTTTGTGCAAGTTGTCCTAATTCATACTGTTTTACGTGTACAATTTCGTGTGCTAATGTAGTCAATAAATCACGTAAACGCAAACTACGCTTTATATCGATTTCATATTCGCCGTTGTCTACTTGCACACATCCACCAAGACTGTGCTCATTTGTAAGTCTACGAAAGTAAACTTCGATATCTGGATTAATTTTAAACTTGTTACACACAAACTCAATTATGCTATAGGCATATCTACGTTGCTGTTTAGTTCCGCCTTGTACATAAATCATTGTACCCTCATACGTTGCTTATATACTAATATAGCACATAGTATAACGATTGTCAACCTATAATCTTCGGGTAATGCGACCCTTCTCAAGGTCATAAGGAGTCATTTCAATTAAAACCCTGTCACCTGCGACTAGTCTTATCTTAAACTGGCGCATTTTACCGCCTGTATAACATATTACTAAATGTTTATTATCAAGTTCTACCTTAAACATTTGATTTGGCAGCACATCAATTATGCTGCCTTCTACTTCTATTATATCACTATTTTTTGCCATTGTCTACTTTTGTAATGGAGATGCTGCCTTTCTCATCTTGTGTTATCCTTAAAACATCACCAGGCTTCCAGCCCATTTTTTCACTAACTTCATCTGGAATTTTCATAAGAACGTTATCAGGATTATCTGGATCATCCTCAAATATTTCCTCAACTTTATATTCTATCATATGCTATTTATGCCTTCCATACTGAAGCATAGTAACCCTTACCGTTTGTATCGCCGCCATAGTTCTCAACTTCAACACCATCATACTCAACTTCGGTAATTGTATCTTCTCCATTTAAATATTCCGTAGTACGGATTCTCAGTTTTTTGATATCAAATTCGCCTACAGTTTCGGCTACGCCTTCAAAGAAACAGCCTTTTTCACTGCTGTACATTTGTGCAATATATTCCGTACCTTCTGGCGTATCGCTGCATACATCCATTTCGACTAATGTTTCCCAATCTTCGTCGCTATCAACACAATCCGAAATGTTTTTATTTTCAATAACATCTGCAATCCATTTGCCGTTATATTCATCCGATTCTACTTCGTCTACAGTAATGTTTGAACTACTATATTCACCGCCCCAACTGTGTTCAAATTCAGTAGGTGCTTCGTACCAACTACTGCGCCAACTTTCTCCGTCAGCATCGGGACTCATTAAAAAGTCTGCCTCAGAAGGAATTTCAGTAATTTCGTCAAAATCAAAATCGCCGTCTTCCGAGTTGACTAGGTAATTGACAAGATCGTTATCGCCGTGTTCCTCTACTTGTTTGTTCCAAAACTCAAATGCTGGTTTAGTCAAGCTCATATATGCCGACTCGCCGCCATATCCATTTATAATAATTTTATAGTAACGAGGTCCAATAATCTCATCAACTAATTCTTTTTTTTCTTCACTGGTTGCCATAGTTTCTTCCATTCTATATTCTAACACGACTAGTGTAACATAAATATTCTTGGAGGTCAACCTTTTTATGAATTCAACATTAGTTTGTGTAATATGTGATAGAGATTTATGGAACTTTGAATTACTAGTAAGATCTATAAACAAATTTTTACAGCCTTGTAGATTAGTTTTTATTTACAATGAAGATGCAGCAAGATATCCTCATTTTAGAAAATGGTATAAAGAAACTTGTGATCCTCTTTTAGTAAAATTTGATACAAAACTATATCATAAGGATTTATTTTTTAATGATTATGACTTGAATGACATAGAATATAGGCTACATACTGAGCCTATTTATAATCAACAATTGTTAAAGTTATTTGTATCAGATATAGTCACAACAGAAAATTACACTGTATTTGATTGTAAAAACTTTTTTGTAAAGCCTTGTAGATTAAGTGACGTAAAACAAACACATCCTGAAGATATATCATTTGCCGATCATTATTTGAGATCTTGGTGTATGGTTTGCTGTGCAAAGCTAGATGTAAGATTTAGAGGTGTGCAACATTTAAAACTTAGTACGAATATAACTCCATTTGTTATGAAGAAGAAATCAGTACAAAAACTTGTAAAACATTTCAAAGGCAAAAAAGAATTGCACAAGTGGATGCTAAGTTGGTGCGGTGAATATTCTAATATGGCTGAATTTTATCTATATGAAATATATTGCATTGCAAAAGGTATACAAGATCAAGGAAATGTACCAGGTAACACATTAACCATTTGGGAGCATTGTTTTAAAGATCCGCGAATGTTAAAAGGATTAGAATTTTATATAAAAAGTGAAGAGCATAATGCAGCTTTAATGGGATACAAATATTTTGTAGCTGGATTACATACACATACAAGAAAATATTTAGATCCTAAAGATATAAAAGAATTATTCAAATACTTTGATATGGAAGACTGTTGGCCGGAACGAGGATGCCCTTTTATAAAGGCAGTTTAATGGTAAATACCTATAGAGCGTGAGGGCGCTTATTGGAGCAAGAATGGACTTTTTATCACTAGTAGCTGATGTTGGTTTTCCTATTGCCGCAGCGGGTGCCGCAGGGGGATTTGTTTTTTTAACACTGAAGTTTATACTAGCAGGTGTTACTTCAAGTGTCACAACACTAAAAAATATAATTGGGCAACTGGATAATCGTGTCCAAACTATGAATAATGATCTTGTTAAGATTGATGCATTATTAAGTTATGCATTAAACGTTAGACCAAATACAGATCGAATCGCAGCAAATGAAGGAAAAGATGATGCCAGACGGGACTGATGACAAAGGCAAGTTAGAACTTGCAATAAGAATTTTAGGAAACGAATTAGTTGCATTTAGAATGGACGTAGACGATTTCAAAATGAAATGGCTAGTTATGGGAGTAGTTGCTATAGTAGCACTAGGTTGGACTGCTGGAGAATTTGGGCCAGCACTAATTAGTATGTTCGGTGAATAAATGGATTTAGGCAAGGTAATAGCAGAGTATGGATTTCCTATTGTTGCAACAATGGGTATGGCCTACTTTATATTCTTTATTTGGAAATGGGTTACAAATGAAATTGACGTAGTTATTGGTCAAGCAATGGGTACACTAATTAAACTTGTTGACCGTGTGCGTATGCTAGACAATGATCTTATCCGTTTAAACAGTAAACTAAGTATGGTTTTAGAATATCGTGCAAAACTTAATCCTCAACGTCAAGACGAGTTACAACGTTTAGTTGATGAATACAAAACCCAAAGCAATGATTTTGATTCAGGTGGCAACAAAGAAACTAAAGAGCCGTTAAAAAAGAGAACGGCAAGGTGAGCGGTCCTGTTCGCCAGTGTAAAACTTGCGGACACGATTGCCATTGCAATAAGCCGGATTGTTCTAAGTGTGTAAATGATGTTTGCTTCAGATGTGATTGCGAAGATAAAATAAAAAAATAAGTAAATGTATGAGATATTATATTGGACAATGCGAATATAAATGGTCGCACGTCAACAAGCCAATGGAAGCGATGTGGATACAACGAGAAATTGGTGCAGATATTTTTAAAACAGTAGAAGAAAATGATTGGCAGTGGGTTTGGTTACGTACTAATAGTCAAACTTTACCAGAAGACATTTATTGTCGTTGTGACATTTACGTAGAAATACCAAATAGCAAACAGGGTACTTTGTTTATGTTAAAGTATCCTAGCGCAAAACTAGTGGAGAAAGCATTATGATGTGGGTAGACTATAATATTGATAGTATTCCTGGCGGTAAAGGATTTAAGGTGAAGGGCGATTGGGAAGGTGAAGTAATGGGTGTAGCTCAAGATGGCACACAAAAAGATCATTGGTTATACAAGCCCGGCGATGTATTTGTTGTAAATGAAAGTGGTTGGTTAGTTAAGACTGACGAAGTGAATGCACTTCTTCTGAAACACGAGAGTACGAATTCTGAATAACTTCGGCAACCTGATGTGATACCATAGTTTCATAATGCGTGTGTGCTAGTTCTACCTTATCCATATCATTCCTTGATTGCATACTTTCAAGTGTAACAACGCCGTCATTAGGGCCTCCGTGATATGGTACCATTCCGCTAGTAGTAATTATCTGTGTCCAAGGAATGTTTAATTTTACATCAGTTGCATTTTTTATAGGCAAACTTCTACGACCTACATCTCTAAATAATGGATAACTAGGAACAATATATTTTGCCCAGTCTGCTGTCCAGCTTCCAGCAAACGGTGTGCTAATACTTACACCTCCTACTATTCTATGCATCTGTGTTAGGTGTAAAGCATATAATCCACCCATACTGTGTCCTATGACAAAGTGTGGTCCTTTGTTTTGAATTTGTTCGCTTATCTTATCAAGATTATAGTAAAACTTATCAGCACTACTATAATTTACAAAAATTTCATTTGTAAATTTAGTTTTATTTCGTAAATAATTAAAACTTAAACTAGTTTGGTTTGCCCCGTGTATCCAAATAACATTTATGTCATCGGTTTTACGCTTTTCTTCAACAAAAGGCTTATTAAAATAATTCTTGAACAATAAATGCAGCATATATTATTTACTTGTGGCCACAAAAACGCCATTCCAATCTGAAGGCAAGTCTTGTGTTTTCATATACTCGCATCGTTCAATCCACATATCATAATATTTTTCCATTCTATGGTCAAAATTAGTGTATATTGTTTTACATAAACGTATAGCTTCATCCCAGTCCTGTGCTTTATATGCAGTATGCATATCGGCGTGTCTACGTTGGGGAACAGACCAAGCAGGTGGACCGCCATCGAGTACTGTATATATACTAAGTCCTACACTTTTGCCTTTGACTTGCAAGTCATCTACTTTGAGATAGAAGAAATCGTCTTTTGTTTGCTCGTATGTAGATTCTCCAACAAGTAGTAGACATCCGTACTCTTTACACTTGCTTTCTACTCTTGCTGCGGTGCTGACAGCGTCTCCAAGGACATCATATGAATGACGTTTAGTACTTCCCATTTCACCAAGGTAACCCAACCCTGTGTTGATACCAGCACCCATACCAACAGCAGGACGACCATCAGGTATAATAACTTTTTCATTAAATTTTTCCACTGCTTTAAGCATATCTAAGCCACACTGTACTGCTGAACGAGCGTGGTTAGGATCATCTATAGGCGCATTGTGTATGTGCATACTTGCATCGCCTATGTACTTGATAATCATTCCATCCATATCTAAAACAGGTTGTGTAATACTGTCCATATAGCCATTCATAATTTTAGTAAGACCTTTAACATCATCACCAAAAGATTCACCTAGTGGTGTAAATCCACGCAAATCACTGAACACTATACTAACTTCTTTTTTCATTCCTTCTTTGATTAAAGCAGGATTTTCTTGTAACATACGCACAACTGTAGGAGATGCATATCCAGCAAACTGTTTTTTGATAGCGTTCTTTTGTAAAAACTCGTCAACAAACTTTAATACATAACGTATTAATCCTACAAGAATTAAAAATGCAGCAGGTAAAGCACCGTCTACGAGCAAGGCATACTGTGCAAAAATATAGTTGCTACCATAAATGCTGCCGCCAACTGCAAGCACAAAAAAGGCTATACCTACATATGTCCATCGTGCGATTAAAATTAGTACTATACCTACTGCTATAAAGGCGGCTAACTCTGCCCACTGTTCTGCGTCTGGATGTCTGCTAATATTTGATTGATTAAACACTGTTCCTAGCATTGCTGCTTGTACTTCGTGTGGAAATACGCTGCCTGCTGCTGTTGCTAGTGGCTGTGTAAGCCCTGCTGCTGTTGGTCCTACAAACACTATACCGCCAGCAAAGTCATCTGGTAAGTCTACTGCGCTCACGCTTTTGCTGCGTTGGCTCCAGTCTATCCACACTTCGCCTGTAGGTGATGTTTGTATTATACCAAACTGCGGTATGCGTAGTTTGTCTACACCCATAGGTGATAGTTTGATTTGGAACGAAGGATCACCTGCTAGAACACGTAGCACTTCCATTGTAACATTTGGATACAATGTGCCGCCGCTTTCAACCACTAAAGGTATTCGTCTTGTTACGCCGTCTACTTCTGCCCAACTGTTGGTTATTCCACTGCCTACTGCCGAGAATTCCACATCAGGTACATTAGCAATAATACCAGGAACACTAGGAATGGTACCAATATAATCGCTGTTAACAATAGTAGCACCAGGATTGATCGCTTCATTCTTATTCTCCTCTGCACCCAACATTGTAACGATAACAGGCAATTGCTGCATAGTTAAGGCTAATGTAGCATCTTCACCTGATCTGTCTGTTTCCGACATCAACACATTGAACACCACTAGTCCAGCGCCTCTGGCATATAAATCCTCTATAAGGCTACCATAATCACCTCTCGGCCACGGCCATTGTCCGTATGCCTCTAAACTTGGTTCATCGATGTTCACTGTGTAAATGTTGTTTTCAACAGGTTGTTGATTTACAATAAGTGTGTCAAAGTATCGTAGTTTAAGACTTTCTAAAAATGGTGGATTACTTTGCATTACCCACGCAAGAATGCCCAAAACTATAATGCTCCATATTGGGGAAAATATTAGTTTTTTCATTTATTCAAATCTATCCAAACACAATCTACAGTTTGATTTCTATCTGTCACAAGCACTGCTGCTTTACTTAATGCTGTAACACAATCTTCTTTGTCAGCATAATTAGCTAAGTGATAAAGTTCCATTTCCTGAGTGCTTGTTAGTGCTAACCATATTAGTGCCCACATAATACTTTCTCCACTAGTGCTGACTTTAAATGCTCACCATTTTTAACTAGAAACTCTCTAATGTGTTTGTTGCTTGCGTCTGCTAATATCGACATTTCTTCTCCAACCATTACTGTATCTGCAGGTAATTTGTCAGCCACAGGTATTTCCTTTTCAAATTTCATTGCCCTCTCCTTACGAGTATTTACCAAGTTTTTTTATTTAACTTAGCTTTTAATGAATCCTGCTCTTCACGCTTCTTCCTGGCTTTCTCAACTTCTGCCATAGTATCTTCATACCAGTTTTCATTGTTTACTTTAGCAGTCTTTTTCCGTACTCTGGGTTGGGAATGTCCGGGTACTTCCAATATAGTACTGGGCTCTTTTTCTCTTTTGGTTTCAATTTGAATCCTTTGTGCTGGTGGCGGAAAATTGTTACGGAGTCGTTTGATTCGTTCTTGTAGTTCTTTTTGTTTTGACTCATAGTATCTTTCATACATTTTTTCCTTAAAACGTTTGTCTACCATTTCTATTATAAATGGTTGTAAAAAACGTGCAAGTAAACGGCCTAACATTACCAACTTCCATTAATTTTTCCGATTATGTAAACTACAAACACAAGCAAACCTGCACCTATAATTGCTGCTATTGACCCAACTATCCATTCTACAATAACTTGTTTGCGTTCTTCTTTTGCATAAACTTCGGCAGCACGTTTTTTACGCATTTCACCTTCAATGCGTACAATTTCGTCCCAAGCACTTGGACCGTAGTAAAAGCTGATGTGCGTTTTCATTTCTTCACGCATTTCTTTTGCTTTCTGTTTGTGTCCCCAAATTTCTAGAGCATTTTGCTCTATTTGACTTGCGCCAAACAGTTTTTTGAACATTGGTGGATTTTGTGCTTGTTTGTGTGAAAAGTCTAAATCACTCATTGCGCCTGCCCACTGCGATAGTGTGCCTGCCATATCGTGCAGTTCTTTTCCGGTGTCTATTGCTGACTTGATTCCGCGATATGCTGCCGTGGCCAGACCAATAGCTGATACTGGATCTATCATTTGCCCTCATTTCTAGTAGATGCCCTCTACTAAAGGTATTTATCAAAACTGGATTTTAAGACCAACACTTAACATATTGCTACTAGCGTCATCACTGATACTTCTTTGAAAGTCGCCTACAAACTTTACATTTTCTGTAACTTGCTTGTCAATGCCAATACCAATATTTGTAGTACCTTCGGTGGTTCTACTAATATGTGCTGTACCAAAGTCGAGATCAAAATTAGCACCTAGTGTAGCATAACGATACGATTCATCAATTGCTTCGTGAACTATAGCACTTTGTACACTTCCTGTTTCTGTATAAGCATCTGTTGAACGCTTGCCTGCTACAATACCTAGCACTGGACGAACTTGTCCTGTGTTTGGTTCAACTTCTACATTTACCCAAGTGTCACTAATAGCATATTCGCCTTGGTTAGTAAAGGTACCAATGTGTCTTTCATATGTAATATCTTGACTAGCACGATTGATTGTACCACGTACTGTGAATTCATCTAATGCTTTGCTTGCTCCTACGCCCATATGTAGAGTGGTCATATCACCTGTACTACAAGCGTCAGCTTTTGTAGTTATTCTGTTGATACCACCTTCAATGGTGATTAAATCGTCTGTAGTGGTCGATCCACCGATACCTAACACACGACTTTCAGCACTACATCCGTGCCCTAAATCTGATGTAATACGGCTACCAGCTACATAATCAGCAAAACCCAAACTGTGTAAGTCTACAGCTTGTCCAATCTTTTTACCAGTGTCCATACGTCCTGTAAAGCTGCCTGGGTCAGTTACAGTTGATACTGCTACTGAATCTGCTGCTGCGCTTGAAGTAAGTGTGCCATCAGTGTATGTATTAGTAACCATAGGTGTTGTAACTATTGTAGTAGTTTCTCTTGCTATAGTTTGCACGCCTGCTGCTGTTGTGCTATTGTGTGTAGTTTGTGACTGTGTTAGCACTGGCATACTAGTGTCTACAACAGTTTCAGTTGTAATCACTGGTTCTGCTGCTCCGGCTGCTGCGTCTGTAGCACTACCAACATCTTCTAATGTACCCCAACTACTGATGTCACCACCGCCACCTGCGCCTGCTGTAATAGCAGCATCGGCAGCATCAAACGCACTTGGTCCAAATATGTATGCGTAACTTGCTGTAAGTATATCGCCTGTGCTTACATCGGCCCAGTTCCAACTTAGTCCAATAGTGTTGTCGCCTGTGTTTGTGTTTGACTCTGAGTCAAAAGCATTTTCTGTATAAGCATCTGCCTCTGTTGACCAGCCTGTAATACCTGCATCAACGTTAGAGTCTGTAGAGTACAGTCCTAGGGCATAGCGTGATACTGTTGCTTCTGCAAATGCTACGTTACTATCTGGAATAACACCATAACCTAGCACGTTGTCTGTAGCACTAGTATCGCCTGCTTCTGGCATAGCATCTGGATCAATAAAGCGTCCAAAGCTAAGTGCAGTAGCATCACTACCTGCTGTAATCTGTGTGCCAATCTCAATGTGTTCTGATGTATCACCTAATGTATATGTGTTTTCTATTTCCCATCCACTGTGAGCAGAATTTGTACCAGTCCAAGTAAGTGAATTATCACCGTTTGTTAAACCATCTGCATCTACCCAAGTACTTCCGCCCTGGTTATTATTTTTGCTGTTAGTACCATCTATCTTAATAGCAAAGCCATCAAACGGTGAACCTGGTGTTAGGTAGTCGCCTTGTGCGCTATCTGCTGGAAATGTGCCTGAACCTGTGCTGTCAAACTGTAGTCCTGGACGAGTGCTTCCGCCTGATCCAAAAGTACCTGCTGTGCCATTCACTCCGGCTTTTACATAACTGTTTTCTAGTACACCCATACCTGTTGCTGTTGTACTAATGCTACTTGTATCTGCTAATGCTGTTGTACCAAGTAGTGCTGCCATTACACTGGCAATCATTATTCTTTTCATTTTTTACCCTCTTGTTATGATGCCGGTTGCGCCCTCACGCCGCGGTCCATATTCTTTGATTGTTATTTAAGCATAATCTCCAATCCAAAAACTACGCCGATATCTTTACTTTCTATGCCTGGTGCTAAGAACATTCTCATTTTACCTACGTCATATGTGCCTCTGACATACGGAGTAAGTGATCCATTGTTGTAGCCTGTTACAAGTGCAGCTTCAAAACCAAAGTTGTTTATTTCTTGTCTGTGTCCTGCATATACACTTAAATTTTCTAAACTGTTATAATATGCGCCTGTGATAAAATTTTCGTGTTCAAACCTAATATGGGGATGTACACTATTGTAGTGATCGTCAAATCCAAGATGTAAACTTAAACCTAAACTTAATGTGAATGCTTCAATTATACTATTCATTAGTTGTTCCTATTAACAGACAAACTACAACCATTACTGTTAGTACAATATCCTGTGACGCTATAATGGCTAGATGCAGTTGAAACATTCTGAGTAAGTTCAAAGTTGTATGCACCGCCTGAATTTGTTAAGTCAACTTCTGCTTCTGCATATTCAGTTCCTCTTTGCATAACATCAACTGAGTGTCCGTCTCCTGTGAGTACAACATCTGCCCATTTTTGCCCACCATTGCCTCTTTGGTACAAGTTAACTTCGTTGTCATCACCTTGTATTTCTACAAAGCCATCGTGTCCTTGTTTTCCCATTTGCGTATGGTTAACTTCATTGTTATCACCATTTACTATATTTGCAAGGTGATGTGCTGCGCCTCCACCACTTCTGTTTGTGTCTGTTTGCGCACTTCCCACTGTGTTTCCATCTCCAGTTATAGTCCAATATGCTTCGTGTCCACCTTCTTCGTCTATGTCAATAGTGCCATCTACGTGCATACCTTGACGAATTGTAATATTGTTAGAACCACCATTGCTGTTTAAACTAACATAGTTGTCCTCGCTACGCTGTTGCACTTCCAATTCAAGGTTGTCGCCTGCTTGGTTTATATAGATTTCGTTACTAAAAGCCACGTTGGGAAATATTAATACTATTCCCGCCGCCCACGCCAACACGGTAGCCGTATGCATAGAAGCCCTCCTGTTCCATATCTATATTATATCCATAACCTTGATCCAATGTAAGTTGGAATATGTGTTGATCGCCTTCTTGCCTACGCACTATAAAATTAGGATAATTTTCATCGTAAAAAATATTAGTTTCAGGGTCTAGTCCTAAAAGCTTTACATCTAATAATTCTTGGTTTTGTACAGAAAGTTCGTCAATCCACTGTGCTAGTATTTCTGCCAACTGTCTCTCCATTTCGTCAATCCACACAGGATTCAAGTAAGTCATATTATCCAAATCTGTAACCCAAATACTTTTTATATTTTCAACTAAAGGATCTCTATCTAACTCGTCAAAATTTAAAAAGTCAATGTCTAATAAATTTGTATTTGGATAGGTTTTGGTTATTTCTTCTGTGTAAGGTGAAACTTTACGTACAAGCAACATTGCTGTAAGCATATTCTCAGGTAAATCTAATATTACACTTGGGCCTGGAGTTGCACCTCTATGTGGCACCACAGTGGTTTGATAAGCTTGATTCATTATAATTTGACCAACATCTGATTCTACTGATATTTCTCCTATAACACAAGAACCACTAGCGTCACAACTTGGTAACAGTGTTATCATTGATCCACCTACTTCGTCAATAATCATCATAAAGTCTGTGCCTCGCACGTTTATTGTAGCACTTGGTGTTCTTATATTCACTCTTTGTCTGCTATTCTTTGCTATTTGTCCTGATGCATATCTAACTGCTCCTAGTGTGGCTTTCATACTCAGCGCACCAGTTTTTGTGTTGGGATCATATATAAATTCGTCTATGGTCATACGTGAATGTTCTGTTACATCAACACGAGTGTCATCTATAAAGTCCATACGCATTGAACCTTTGCCTGTAACGATCCTATCGTTCATTTCAAGACCAAGTCCTACTTCGCCAGTGTATTTTTCTGCTTCACGCTGAATTGTGCTAGAACCTTTATGTTCTGCTATTTTGCCAATATTTGCATACACTGGGGTTGTTAGTAATAATGCACTAATCAGACTGCGTAATATCAACGTCTTGTCCATCGCCTGAGAATGTAGCATCTACTGTGTTATCTTTTACACCACTTTGTTTAATTTTGTAGTTGCTGCCGCCGCCGGTGATATCTAGTGTTACACTGTGTCCTGCGCTGTCTCCATCGCCGTCTTGATCTATTTCGACTAACACACCGCCTTGTTCTGTTGTGTAAGTTGATGATGAGTCTGAGGTTGTAGCTGACGAAAGTGTAGAATTATTGTCTATTGTAACATTGACTACCGCACTTGTGCCGTCAACTTCTGTGATCAATATGCTTCCGTCGCCCTCTACTGTAAAATCAATTTGCGCTCCGTCTGCATCTGCTGTTTCACCAATTTCTAAATAATACTTGTTGGTATCTCCTGTAGTTGCAATATTCAGTGTGACGTTTTCACAGTTTACACCTGAGGTATTATCGCAGACTAAATCAACAAAATTGTTGTTGCCTGTAAAAGTCCAAGTACCAGTATATGTATTACCTTTTATTTTTGCATCAATTATGTTTGCATTACCTGTTTGAGTAATACTAAAAGTCATATCATCGCCATCAAGCATTGCGTCGGTGGTTGAATCACCAAATTCGTTGTCAGTCCCATCTTGTGTAATATCTAAATCAAGGGTGTCACCTATTTGTGTAATGTAAATCTCGTTTGCATTTGCTGCACTTACGAGAACCAATGATAGGATGAACCCATATAATATTGCCCTCATATTTTTCCACCTCCGGCTTTTAGCCAAATATATTTATAATATGTTGATATTATTATAAATACAATGTTATTTAGTGTAAATATTTTTACAGTAAAGCGGGTATATAATGAAACTAAATACAGTTATGATGGCATTAAAACAAGCAGAAAAAAATCATAAAGAACAGCAGGCCTTTTGGGATGTATTTGACGAGATATGGCCGCCCGAAGAAAGACAAGATGATAAATGTTTGCACCAAGAAGTAGACGATTTTATAATAGATAGGATTGCAGCGGCTCTAAAAGAGTGCAATCACAATCGCACACACACTGCTGATAAGTTAGGAATAAAAAGAGAAACCTTATTGGCTAAGATGAAGAAGTACTGTCTTGTTTAAATTTCCATAGATTTTGTGCAGCACCTTGATAAATCATTTCAATTACTGCGGCCTCGATGGCTTGACGCACGGCATAATTTGATGCTTCATTTACACTATATCCAGTTTCGATTTCTAATGCTTGTGTACCTAAATCAAAAAACTTGAATGCGTTTGCACCTTGTCTGTAACTAGCAATTGATTTTTCTGCTGCTACGCTTACCAATACACGACCTGTGCTTACGCTTACAAGACGCATTGCAACTGTCACAGTATCAACTCTATATTCTACCGCAGTACCGATTCCCATATACATAGCACCATTGCCGCCTGTAGAAATATTACTGTCATATCCTATAATACCGCCTTCTAGTAATATACCTGCAAATTTCATAGGTGATAGAGAAACTTCTTTTTCACCATAGTTTTCCCTTGTATTGCGTATAACCTGACGTTCTTTGATCACGTGATCCATTCCACCTCGTTCTACAACTTCAAACCAAGTACCGTTGCCTGCTTGCAATAGTGCATCTATTACCCAAACTTCTGCACCTTGTGTAACTGCACTACTCAAGTTTGAAATACTTTCAGAGGGTTTACGTTGCCCTGTTTTATCTGCAAACTCATAAACACCTACTGTCATTACAGGACCATCCAATGGCTGAAGTTTATTTAATTCTTCTACCATTGGATTATCCTGCACTTTTGCAGCATTTTGCAGCATAGTTGGAACTTCTCCTTGTGTTGCACAACCTGCAACAAATAACATTGCTAATATTGCTATAAATTTCAAAAGTTAAATTCCCCCATTCCTGGTATCACTATTTCCGTGTAGCCATCTGGACCATCGATAATAAGTGTTATACTTCCTGTGACTTCATCTTTGCTCCAAGCAATTTCTGCTCCTTCAACTTCTGTGGTTCCTGAATTAGAACACGCAGGCTGATCATCTGCTCCGCAGGCTGCAAACATATTGTCAACTAACTGTTTACTAAGTGTAGCATATATACGTGATTCTAAGTTACGGATAAACTTATTAAGCACCGTGTTTTCAAGTTCACGCTCAATGCGTTCTGCTTCACGTTCCGCATCTTTTCTGATATCTTCTTTACGATTAAAAGTAAGTTGTTCAAGGCTCAACATATGAGCACTGTAGCCTTGTCCTGTAAATGTAGGAGATTTAAAATTGTGTACTAAATCGCCGCTGGCTACTCCGGGGGTAACCATTAATATGAAAAAAATAATTTTAAAATAATATTGCATAAAGCTATTTATTAACAAAAAAGTTGAGAATATTAAATCATTGCTTTGTTTAAAGTAAGTTGAGCCCATTGTTCTCGGCCAGCACCTGCTTGTGTTGGTATAACACTGATTGATAAGCCGCCTGCGTGTCCGCCTGTTCTGAATGCTTGTAAATCTGCTGCATTTTTTAGCATTGCAGTTTTTTGATTAGGAATACTCATTAGCAATAGTGCATCAAAGTCGTCTCTATTTTTATACCATTCAAAGTTTGCAGCCAAATAAGCTAGTTCAACTTGTGCTGTGTCTTCAGTTGTTGCAATTTTATCTGCAACTGATGCAGCATAATTCTCCATATCCATTTGCAGTAAATCAAGCATTAATGCTTTTCTTACCTTTTGGTTTTCTGGAACATTTGTAGGAAGGTCTTGATTTAAAGCAGCCATAAAAGGTCCTAGTCCGAGACTTCCGCCTTTTTGTCCAATGGCTCCAATTACTGACGGTATTTTTTCTTCATACTTTTGTAGGACTGCACGTTTTGCTTTTTGACTTCCGCCACCGTAACCGATACGTCCACCACTAGAACTCATAGCTGCTTTAAGTTCTACTTTCCCAATTCCATCTATTTCTAAATCGCCTTCGCCTTGTGCAAGTCTAATTTTGTTTGATAAACAGGCTAGTCCATATTCGCCTGGACCTTTTTGTTTTTTACCTACACCATATGCTGCTAATTTTCTAAAAGCTGCACCTCCGGCTTCGTCTCCAAACACTGCGCTAAAGGTATTGAGTGGCTTTGACAGAGATGTAATATCTACTACGCCGCCGCCTTCTAATCTTTTAAGAAGAGCGCTCATTGTTTTATAATCGCTTTCGATTGTACTAAAAATTTTAGTCATATCTTGGCGCACTAGTAACTTTTCTTTTTGACCCATATTTTCATCTTGAAGAGGAATATCAAAAGCATTGTCAATGTTACTACTAATAGTACCACTGTTAAGTATTTTCCATATTCTATCTAATAAATTAGCTTCATCTTGATTATCTGCCGACAATCCGGATATAGTTGATATAATTTGATCTTTTTCTTGACTTAAGTCTGTGTATTCAACAAGGTCTTTATAACGCATTTTTCACTCCTGATATTGTATTTAGTCAATGTCAGGGAATAAACATTCCTGTACGAATACTCGTACATCCTCTTCGTCGAGTCCTAAACTGGTCATTGTTTTAGGAGTGTGCGGATTTTGTTTTTGATAATGTGCATAACGATTCTGTGCTGTTTTTACTTCGTCTGTATCTGCTGTATGATTATGATTACCAATGTCTGTAAGATAAGCATCTACACTGTCTAAACTCAACTCTAACAGTTGATCAAGTTCTTCACGTTTGTTCACATTGCCTGCTGCTACCATATGCGGTGAGAAGATTGCTTGAGCCCATTCAGGTAGTTCACGTTCTTTGCGCCATTCAAGTTTGCTTACTTCGTCACCAAATGCTTCAATCATTGGATGATCGGCATCTATAGTTCTACTGTAGTCGTGGAAGAACCCTGTAATTTTATTTTTACCAGCAATAACATCTAGTCCAAAAACAGGACCGTTATTGTCTAGTCTTGGAAAAACACAACAATGCATCATCCACAAACCTTTGGTTTCACGCACATCCACAACATCAATGTGTGCTCTACGATAGCTGTCACTTTGCCATACTCTGTTTAACCAACCAGGCTGATTGAATCTATCCATTCCTGGCTCTTGTATTTCTGTACCCGTAGCGTCAAATGCATCAATTAACCTGTCTTGTATTTCTATTAAGGTTTCCCAAACTTCACTCATTATTTAATTCCTCAAACAATTTGGTTGCATATTTAAAACAAATATTTGCTTCCTCTGCCATTTCGTCATCCAACACAGTACGAACTTTTATTTTAAGGTCTTCGACATTATCAAAATCATACATAACACCTTTTGTAAATGGAATACGTTTTTTAATCATTTGACCTCCATACATATCTCCAAAGTGTCTAACATAAACGTGGGCCATTAGTTCATCACTATCAAGTGTAGGAAGGTAATTAATATAATCTACAGCACTAGGTTTTAGTTTATCTTTTGTTCTTTTAAAACCATATTCGTGTTCTAATTCTTTTAAATCAATACTAATGCGTTTGGCTCTGCGTATGTCTTCAATGCCGTCTAAGTCAGCTAATGATTCAAGAGAACCGTAGATAATAAATTGATTGTACAAGTAGGTGTGATATTGTTCAGGAGTAATACCATTCATAAGTTTCCTGGCAAATGCTGTTCTTTCAGCATTTTGATGATTCTCCCAAGTAAGTTCTTTAAGTTTGCTCATTCTTCCTCAATTTTTACATTTAGCTGAAACCCATTTTGCCTTGCTAAATTTACAGTTTCCGTAGCTTTTTGTTCTGCTATTTCGTAACTATATATACCTGCAACTCCGCTTCCTTCTTCGTGAATTTGAATGGTTAAAGCAGAAGCAGTTTCAAAAGAGTGTTTGAATATTTCTTGTAAAATACTTACAACAAAATCCATTGGTGTTTTATCATCATTAAGGAAAATGACTTTGCAATCCTTAGGTTCTGAAATATCAATTTCAATTTTTTCGTCAATTACTACATCAGTTTTATTCATATTTTTCTCCTAAAAATGGGGGGCTGTTACTCCCCCATAACTATTAGCCTTCAATTGCATCAAAGTTTTTGATAGAAATTTTCTTTGGTTTCTGTGCTTCTGGTACATTGCGCACCAAATGAATGTTAAGCATACCTAGTTCAAGCCCGGCTTGTTCTACTTCAATATGCTCTGCTAGAGTAAACTCTCTACGGAAGTTGCGTCCGCCAATACCTTTGTGTAGGTAGTTAACTTCTTCATCTCCTTTAGGAGTAGTACCTTCAACAGTCAATACATTTTTCTCCAATGTAATGTCTAAATTGTCCATACCAAATCCAGCAACCGCCAACGAGATCATATATTCGTCTTCGTTGATTTCTACTACATTGTATGGTGGGTAACCTTGTGATTTACTGTTTGCAAACTCTTTGTTGAGTTGGTTAAACATTCTATCAAAGCCAATAGTTGCTCTGTGAAATTCAGGTAGGTTTAGTGTTTGTAATCTTGTCATTTGTTTCTCCTTATAAAGCAAGAATTATATTGAGCCCTTTCGGCGCTCACAGTTATTTACCAATTGTCGATGATTCATACACCGAATTGTGTGTTTGTGAGCAACGAATAAAAGTTGCACACTTACTAAGTTGCTTGAGTTTTAATGCACCTGTATAGGTACACGCACTACGCACTCCTCCAAGGATCTCTTGTACTGTTCTAGCTACAGGTCCTCTATAAGGCACAAGCACTGTGCGTCCTTCTGATGAACGATAATTTTTTAGTCCACCAAAATGCTTGTCATTTGCACTTTCACTACTCATACCGTAGAATTGCACAAAATGTTTTTCTTTAAACTTTCGAGTCCTTCCATCATCCTGGAATTCATCTGTAATATACTTTCTAGTAATTACTTCGCCGCCGCCTTCATCGTGCCCAGCAAGCATACCACCAAGCATAACAAAATCTGCACCGGCTGCAAAGGCTTTAGCGACATCTCCAGAGCTATTACACCCACCGTCAGCAATAATGTGACCACCAAGTCCGTGTGCTGCATCAGCGCATTCGATGACTGCAGATAGTTGCGGATATCCCACACCAGTTTGTATCCTAGTAGTGCAAACAGACCCGGGACCAATGCCCACTTTAACAATATCAGCTCCTGCAAGAATAAGTTCCTCCGTCATTTCTCGTGTAACAACATTACCTGCAATGATTACCAAGTCTGGAAAATCGTCTCTTACTTTACGAACGTGTTGTGCAAAGTGATCGCTGTAACCATTGGCAATGTCCATACATACATATTTAAGCCTGTAGTCACATTCTTTTTTCACTTTCAATAATTTGTTATAATCACTTTCGCCTGTGCCAATACTCATTGCAACATTTTCAGTACGTTCAAGCCCAATATCAGAATTAAAATATTCTATCAACTCTTCAGCACTGAAAGTTTTTACAAGACAAGTAAACATTTCGCCTTCTGCTAATTTATCAGCCATACGAAACGTTCCGACACCATCCATATTGCTTGCCATAATAGGAATACCCATATAATGATATTCATCAGGCAATGGTTCTGCAATGTCGTGATCATAATGCCGAAATTGAAACTTACGATTTAATTTCACTTGTTTCCGGCTATGCAATGTACTGCGTTTTGGACGTATAAGAACGTCTTTGTAATCTAATTTAATGTCTTCTTCGAGACGCATTTAATAACCTAACTGATCTTTTAATTTTATTTGATTTCTTTTGAATCGTCTAATGGCAGCTTTTTTTGCAAGTCTTTTTTTAGTGCCTTTACTTTCAAAATATTCACGCTTTCTTAGCTCTTGCATTAATCCATCTTCTGAGATCTTTTTCTTGAGCTTTCGCATTGCTTTGGTTACATCGTTGTTTATTACATTAACTTGTAAACCTTGTTTGTTCCAGTCGTCGTTATGTTTTTTTCGATTGTTTTTCATTTTGTCCTTCATTGGGTTCAGCTAGCCAAGTTAGATCATATATTCTATTAAGGCTAAGTTTAGTATAAGGTGTAACATCGTCTTTTGTCAAGTAAAAAACGTTGGGTAAACTAATTAAGTAACTAGAAAATTTCTTTTCTAAAATTGGCATTTGATCTAAATCCAAAATAACAGTTTCGCATATTTTTGCTATTGCAAGTAACCACGCAATATCTGTTTCTTCTTCTGTTTGTGGATCATACAAATAAACATTAATTGATGTGCTTACAGTTTCAAGATATTTTTGAAAATCATTACGCACATCTGTACTGGGATTTACTAGTAATATATTTTTGTTTTGATTGTGTAAAATATCCGGTGCTGTAATTACATTAATCTTTGTCATTCGAACCTATTTTCTGCCATACGCTTTCTTGGTTTTGTTCATTGTTTTGTACGTAACCTGTGTATTGTTTGCCTTTGGCATCCTTTGCTATAAAAGATATATCCCAAGGCAAATTATCAATGTTACCTAATATATATTGTTCTTTTACATCTTTGGCGGTTTGATCTGGATTTTTTAGTTTCCATAACCGTTTAGCTTCTTTAAACTCTTCGTCGGTTTGTTCTTTATGTTCTACTTCTAATCGTCGTTGTTCTTGTCTGGATTCAAGAACTCTGTCGGCAACACTTCTTCCATCATAGCCGGTTCTATCATTGTTATACAACTTGGCATAGGAGACTGAATCAAAGTCTTCTCTGGTACTGGTTCCTGTTCCTGGCTCTCTGGTATTTTCTTCAAGTCGTCCAACATCGTCTCGTGATTGTGCATATTCATCATACTGATGATCATTGCTTTTATTGTCATTGTTATTTCCCTCCGAGCCTAGCCGAAGACGCTCCTGTCTGCGCATCTCAAATGTGGCTTGGCTCGCTATAAGCAAAAGGACCGCTAATGGATCGAATACAAATATAATTACTATAATTACCCATCTTACCGCTTCCTCTAGTACATCTTTATCAGCTTCATCGTAAATGAATTCTGCAAGATATTTAATTGGTCCTACTTCTGCTTCAAGTTTCCTATATTCTGCTTGTAGAGTATACTTGTCTTCAGTTAAACTGTCAATAGTATTATTAAATTCTACAATCTTTTTCTGTTGAGCATTTACTAATACTTCAACGTCTGTGTCTTTGCCTACTGTTAGGCTATCACGCAATCTTTGTATAAGATTATTGCTGGCTGCAATTTGTGACTCTGCACCGGCTCTAAGATCTTTTATAGTTTGTCTGGCAGCATTGATACGTGGATCGTCTGCTTTACGTAAGACAGTAATTTGCTCTTGAGCAGTTTGCCTTGCACTCCTATTAGAAGGAATATCAGTATTCAAAACATTGTCAATCTTTAATTGTATATTAGATTTTGTTTCTTTGGCTTCATCAATACTATTTGATCTAATTTGATCAATTGCATCTAAAAGACTTTGCTTACGCTGTAGTATAGTTTCAGTCTGCGGTCCACGCAAATCTTTTACTAGATCTGTTAGTCGTGTTCTTTCAACATCTAAGGTGCCTTGTGCTTGTGTTCTTAATTCTATTGCTTGTGTTTGTAATGTGTTTATACGTGATTGCTGTGCGTCTACCCATTTAGCAAGAGCAGTTCTAGTGTTTCCGCCAAATAGCCCGTCACTGGTAACACCTATAACCGCCTGACCTTCTTGTATCTTGGCACGTTCTGTACTTTGCAATTTATTAGTAGTAACTACAATTGCATTTTCTATATCGGCAATCTGTTGCTGTAATGCTTCAATTGCACTGTTGTCGATACTTACTTCACTTATACGTTGTTCGTATTCATTTGCTTGTGTGTTGATACGTTGTAAATCTTCATCTAGTTGTGCAATCTGATCGTTATAGGGTTGCACTTGCTCTTCTATACTTGCAACTGTAGTAGTTTCTAATTCTCCTCTGTAGCTATCAGCTACATCTCTTAGACGCTGTAATTCGTTATCTAAACTTGTAATTTCTTCTTCGTATACAGCCACACGATCTTCTAAATTATCCAGTTGTGTTTGTATGATTACATTTTGTTCATCTATAGCAGGTTGTATACGTTCGTAGGCAGTATCGATACGAGTTTGTTCTTTATCTATTTGTGCTTGAGTTTCGTTGTTGCCAATGCCTACACTTGCTTCAGCATCAGCAATACGTGTTTCTGCTCTACTAATCAAGTCTTGTATTCTTAGCACTTCTTTATCAATGCGTTCTATTTGTGCTAAGCCTTCTTCGGCAGCACTAGTTTGTTCGATATGTGCTTTTGATAAGAAACCAAAAATACCCATACTTGTTATAAACATTAAAACTATTACACTGATACTGAGATAAGTTTTGAGCCACCATTTTGCTTTATCCCAATACCAATGTAGCCATACTGCCGTAACAAGTTTTCCAACTTCAAGAGCTGTGCCCATAACTATAATAGGTATGGCGGCTGCTGCAAAAATTGCCACAAGGCCGCTTACCGAGTAGTAGATAGCAACGGCGCTAATAGTAAGCGCCGTTATCATTACAAAGAAACCAAATATCATTATATTATTTAATCACTCCCACCGGTAGAATATATGCGCACCTATCCTACCTACTAATTGTAGTGTCTTTGCCCAACGTGGAGACACATATGTAGCGTGATAATGTGTTGCGCCTTCGGTAATGCCACGATATTTGTCAAACTTAATTATTCCCCAAGCAATCATTTGTGCTTCAGCCCAACGATCTTGATCCTGTGGATTATCTGACTTACCATCACAGTACCAGCTAAATTGGCAATTCTTTTTTCCTTTTTTATATCCATCGTGTACAACATCACAAATTGTGTTTGGATAGCGGCTGTCATTTACTCGATTTAAAACCACATCTGCCACTGCTGCTTTATCGGCAAGATTACTCCCTCTTGCTTCATAATAAACATTTAGAGCTAGACAATGTTCTTGAGGATGAGAGCCAAAGTCAAATAAGTTATTTTGTGCTTCTGCTTCTACACTAGATGCAGCCAGCAAAAAAACTGCTGTTAAAAATTTTTTCATATCTACCTTTTATTAATTTCTGCGCATTGCGGAGATGTCTTTTGCATCTTCTTTTCTATCCGCAAATACTGGTACCATATTGCTCTTGTGCATTGTTGCAATACCTAGTAATTGGCGTTCACCTGAATATACCATAGACTCTTTTGCTGGACCGTGTCCTGCAATATTATTGCCTAATTTGACTGTTTCATTTGTACTGTAATCAGGTATCTCGTTTGTGTGCTTGGCTGTGCTTTTGCCAACTCCCATAGACTCAAGCCACTTTTCGTGTTCTGCTTGTTTCGCTGCAAGACGTTTATTCCTGCTAGTCTTTTGTTTACGATTATACTTTGTGGTGGTCATATAAGGACCAACTAAGTGCATCGACATAATAAACTCCTGTATTGTTATTACTACATTAGTATATACAGGAGCTATTACTTTGTCAACCTAAAAACTTCGAGGTCTATTGTATTGTTTTAAATTGCTACGATCTCTCGGCTTTGGCATTTGTTTGCCCGTCATAGAATTGTATTTCTCACTATGTTCTTTTAAATAAGCTAATCTATCTATAAGCCATTGATAGTTAGGATGAGTTTCATCTATTCGTTTCAACTGATCTTCTACATTTGAAACTGCACGATGTATCCAGCTCCTAATTTCTGCAATTGTTGTGTAATTAGTGTTCATTAGCTAATTTACTTTCCTTCCATAAGTTTTTCAGCTTCCTCGACTGCTTCTTTACTTACCACACCTTCACGCAACAGTTTCTCTCTATTGGCCATATGCTTCATTTGTATTTCTTCTTTACTACCGCCAAAGTATGCAACGCAATGTCCTTCTGCTATCATAATATCAGTCACTAAGTCGCCATTTGGTGCTCTAAAGTCACCCAAGATGCGGCCAAACTTGCCCTTCATATCTTCGCCGTGTTTGTTTTCAGTTGTGATAAGTTTTCCACCATTCTCAAGTAATTCTTTTAATCTTTTCTTTGCAGCCAGTCCAAAAACTTTTTCTACTTTATCACTAGTGCGTGATTCTGGGGTATCAATGCCCATAATTCTTACACGCTCATCTTTTAACCATACGTTGAATCCTAGGTCAATGTCTACGTCTACTGTATCACCGTCAACGCATTTAAGTAGTATTACGTCATATTCATTTTGTGTTTGCATTTTTTGCCCTCTCTAAATAATGTGCCCGTATTATTTATGGAGAAGTATTCTGATGCCACACTGCTAATTCAAATATTTGTATATCTTGGGGTTGATCTAACACCCATTTAACCGTTTCTGCAACTTTACTAGGCGGCATTTTCTTAATATGCCTGAGAAACTTTATCATATCAGTGTCTGTCCAACCAATAATTAAATTTGTTACTCTACAATTAAAAGTACTAACACCGGCTCTCATACGTAATGTTTTGGCTTTAACATTTTCATCTAGTTCTTGCTTGTTTTTAACGTAGTTACCAAACCCTGCTTGGAATTCTGGATATTTACTAGAACTATTCATATTGATAATAGTTTTATGTTTATATTTCCAATCTTCCCAAAACAAATCAAATAATTTTGTTTGATAATTTTGAAACTGTGCATTGTTTATAAAAACATCTGCATCTTTTGCAAGCTCATATATTGCATCAGGTTCATTTATGTTATAACCATTTGTTCTACTAAAACCAACAATTTCGTGTTCATTCTCTAACAGTTGTTTAATTGCATTGCCAATTCCTTTGGTATGGCCTGTTAATGCAATCTTCACGCTAACATTTCTTCCTGTTTTAATGATTGTACGTGATTTATCAATTTAAGTTCAGTGTGATAATTATCAATCCATTGTCTGTTTTTTTGATAAACATCCTGTGGTACAACTTTAGCTGTTAATATTTTCACTGACTCTAAATGATTGTATCCTAAACTACGTAGCCTTGGATACGCCCAGAAATTGGTGTTGTAACTAAAGTGTCTTTCAAATGCTGTCTTAGGATGATCCACTAACATTTTTTCCCATTCGATTGCAATTTTTTGTGCATCGTGTAGGTCCATACTGTTATGCTTCCAATAGTAGTTTGGATAATATTCTAAATGTATTCCGTATGGGTTATCAGGCTTACCTGTAAATGCAGGAGACTTACTATCGTTACCGTCACTTACAAAGAATAATTCATATTGTATTTTGTCTAGCACTGTTTGCTCTTGGAACCATTCTGCTGTTTTTATCAAACTTTCTTTTGTTTCGCCAGGCAATCCAATAATCATACTAGCAAGAATAAAAACATCGTCTTGTGCAACTTCACGCATCCAAACTAATATTTCTTTCATACGTTCTGGATCTAATCCTTTACCTGCAAGTTTACCTGCTGTATGATCAAGTGTTTCTACACCCAAGAACACACCTTTGCAACCCATATCAATCATTTTATGCCACATTTCAGGATACTTACTAAACATATCGGGCCTACAATAACTAATCCATTCCATTTTAAACGGCAAACTTTTTATGACACTGTGTAACATATCTATTTTTGCTGGACTGTCGTTAACTGTATCATCTGTGAGCATATATCCTGTGACACCAAAGTTTTCATAGTTGTACATAAGTTCTTCACGCAAACAATCTTTGTCCTTAATAAGTGTGCCTCTAATGTCATAGAAACAAAACTTACAACCAAACCTACAACCTTTGCTTACCTCAAGTGGTAACCATTCGCCATTCTTAATAGCCATTGAGTGTTGATAGTTGCTTTGTAATACTTTTGCACCAGTTGATGCCATTTTTGTTTCGTTGATAAAAAAGATACCATTTTTTTCGTGTACCTTTTTTGGATCAAGATTTCCATTTAAAAATTCTACTATGGTATCTTCTGCATAGCCATTAAACACATAGTTAATGTGTTTTTGGAAAGCTACCGGAAATTTTGCCTCTGGTCTTGTTTTAAAATGTATTTTATACCATAAGTCGGTTATAGCGCCACCTAGTATAAATTCTATATCAGGATTTATATCCTTAATTTTACTAAACCATTCATCTACTTGTCGTTGTCTTGTAAACCATAGGTTAAAATCTTGTGCTCTTGGATTAAATGTATTCAACAAAAATGTTGTGCTTAATCCAATATAAACTGTGTCTTCATTTATAAAATTTTCTAAGTAATCGTGAAAGTGCTCAATTTTTGTAAACCAATCAATAACTACAACTTCCCAGTCAGGACAATTTTGATGTACAGCACTTGCCACTGCATAAGGACCCATATACCTACTCCAAAAAGTATATTTGTTATTAGATGAAATCATTTTGACTTCATACTTTTTGTTTGATTTTTCTTGTTGTTCAATATGCAAATTATTAAACGTGTCTTCATCTAAATCTTGCAAAGAGTCTTGTGTTTGTCCAGAGATGTCATTATCAAATATATCGTTGAGTAGAATGATTCTGTTCTTACGCATTAATAAACCTTTTTGTATTTTTTATTATTATACTACAGAATAGAATAATATGCAACTATTTATAGACAAAAAAAGAGCCCGGAGGCTCTTTTAAATTTTTGTTTATTTTATAGTTTAGAATGAAAATCCAACTGATACTGATGGAGTTAATTCTTCTTTATCGATATTATAGTTCACTCCGCCTTCGAGCTCAGCGCCACCTAGCAACATAGTATATTCACCACCGATATTTTGTAGTGCGTCATCTTGATCACCGTTTGTGTATGCTGTTAAACCACCAAGTCCTGCTGTACCTTCGTATGCAAATTTACTCGCATCCATATCATATGACATAGCGCCGCCTAATACTGCTCCGCCAAAAGCAAAGTCGCTTACACCGCCGCCGATTACTGTGTTTTCACTGTCCAGGTTATAATCTAATGCGCCTGTAACACTTGCAATACCTGCGTCTACAGTGTATGCACCTTGCACGTTACTGATATCTGTTACATCAGTTGTCCAATCAGTAAAACCAAGTGCTACACTTGCTGCACCTGCTGTAACTTTAACAGATTCAGTCATAACTGGCGCTGTCAATGTGTGATTGCCTTCTGCATCTGGCATTACACCGTTGTCGTCGCCAATTGCAATTCCAACACTATTTACAGTTGTACCAACTGTCCAATTGTCTAGTGTAATTGAACCGCCGTCTACTGCACTTAAATCTAGATCAACAGTTGCCAATCCACTAGCATTGATATCTAAATCAAGTGCCATTGCACCACCCCATTTGTCTGTGGTTGCATTTTCTGAGAATGTTAACTCAACTTCGCCTGATAGTGTCGGTCCCGATACTACTGCTGGCGCTTCAGCAAATGCCGCTCCCGCGACGAACATTGCTGCTATTGTGGTAAATACGTTACGCATAATAATTTCCTTCTTTTTTGTTATGTGTTCATAAAGCAAAGGGCAAGTTCGACGCTTGCCCTTTCGCTGTGTTATTTATTACAAGCGTTGCTGTGAGTGCAACATTTTGTTATAATCTGAAATTTATGTTGTTTTTATGCAACATCTATAGATCAGCCAGTAATGCTTTCATTTTCTTTTTAGACTTGCCACGCATTTTCATATCAGTGATTGCATCTAAATTAGATGTATCGTCACCAACGACTACCATTGCAATCATTCCCATTGATTTGTGTGGGGTACATTGGTATAGGTAAATGCCTGGAGCATCAAATGTAATAGCAACTTCTTTACCATTCTTTGATTTCTTAGGTGCATCCCAGCCATCTGGACCTGCAATAAATTCTACATTGTGACCTTTTGAAGTTGGTACCCAAGTAATTGTATCGCCTACATCGATACGAGCAATGTCTTCGGAGTAAACCATTTTAGCTCCGTCGTCACGTTTGTTTAACATTTCAATTGTTGTGTCTGCGGCTAGTGCTGGTGTCGCCATAACTGCAAGCAATCCTAGTGTAGTCAATAGTTTAATCATATTTTTTCCTTTTCTATATAATTATCCGCCCGGTACAAATTTATTTTTTGGTTTGTACCAAATTTTTTGGTCGTGTAGTCTGCCGAGTAATTCTTGTATCTCGTGCATTTCTTTTTTGAGCATATCACTTGTTTCGCCGTTAGCAATTGCCATTCCCCTGCGTCCTGCCTTGGCTCTAAGTGCTTGCTCTATAATTTCAATATCTCTTACTGAAAGAGTAAATTTAATATTAGGCTTCATCGGGTACCTCTACCACGTTTTGATTTTCTGGTAAGCATAGAACAGATGTTATTGAGTCATTGAAGCCTGCTTTTGCTATAACTTCTACTGCCAGTCTATCACTGTTATCGGGATTCATAACATACTCCACACATTCTTCTTTGGAATTAAATTCTAGTATTGGAATTATAAAAGGGTCTGCTAATGCCATTGTAACGATAATTAAAAATTTCATAAACTGTTCCATTCAACCTTTACATATTGTGCGTCTAATTCATCTCTGTACTCAATTGCATCCAAAACACAATTAAATACACGTCTAACAGTACTATCTGAAAAATATCCTATAATTTCAATCATTACCAAACTCCTAATGTTTTAGCATTGCCTGCTATAATAAAGCAACAAGTTAATATGTGTAAGACAATCCAAAATGTTCTAAATGCTAATGCACGCCTTACATCTGTTTGTGTTATGGGTAAGAACTCTGGCTTGTCATCGTCATCAAGGCCTATTGGCATTCCTACTGTCCTTGCCCACATTTTTAAAAAGCGTCTTTGTCCGCTCAAGTTCTATTACCTCTTAGGGCAAAGTACATACCACCTACCCATAACAATACGTGTAAGTTATCATACAGTAAAACGTCCCAAAAACTTGCTGGTTCTCCTATCCAAATAACTCCTGTCATAATACTTGCAATGGTAATACCGCTGAAGCGTGTAATTAAATCACCAATTTCTTTGGTCTTTTTCACATAACCTAGCAATCCGCCGATTAATATACCTATTGCTCCACCTATTTCACCAAGTACAACAAAAGTCCAAACCAACAATGTTAGTCCAAAGGATTCTGCTGTATCAACATCAATAGGCCATTTGTCTAATCCTTGCTGTAAGAAAACAACAATGATTGGTATACGTATGAGCCAATGTGTCATACAAAATTCTGGTATTTTACTTGTAATAGTTTTTAAGGACATTTGAAATTTTTACACCCATTTAAGTTAGTAGGAGCATATACACTCCCATCATATTGCGAACCTGTTTTAGCTTCGCCTGTTTCTACACCAAAGTTACAACTGGTTACTGCTAGGAAAAAAGCAAGTGCTCCATACACTGTCCATTTGGTCCATTTCATAAACTCGCCAAAAGTTTGCTCCGATGTAGCTTGAGCAACTGGTCGCGGATCTAGCTCCCCCATCCAGCAAACTCCTCTTTGTTTTTCATACGTTCGTGACGTGTTGGCAGATAATGTTCGGTTATACCCAAACAGTCCCAACCTGTTTCTGCAAGCCACTCAGCTAGGTGAGTTTTACTTGTAAACTTCATAGAGAATGTTTCTCCAGATTGTCTATTTAAAATGGTATAATTCATTTGTTCAGTCCAAAGCAAGGTAAAATATTTAAATTACAATAACGGCCGTAATCTTCTAATCCAACCATCATCATAAGCATTAATACGGGTAAAACAGCAATAACAAAGAATATAACTAAGAAAGCCCAGCCTAATCCTTTGGTTGTGCAATATTGTGTTTGTTCACTCATTCGTGTTCGCCTCCCGCTGCACGGCCGTTGTACTTACGACCAGACTTCATAATGTTGTTTAGTGACGCTGGATTGTTTTCTGCTTGACGGAATGTCACAACTGTGATTGTGATACCGCTGATGAGCAATATGTGGAAGGCTGCACTAATACCAAAAGCCAAATAACTTCCTACCATTACAGCAAAGATACCACTCCAAATAAAGAATAGACATTGAAAGATCATATGACCTACCATAGGGTCTAAGTTGCGTAGTGGTGACTTTTCTACTGTCATAACGCTGTCCCACATCTCGCGTGGCATAGTAATTAGTGATGAAATAGTTGTTGCCCAACCAATGGGTTTACTTGGTTTATTCATTTAAGTCTCCTGTGTGTATGTACTATATATAGCAGGGTTTGACCATAAAGTCAACCCTGCTAGGGTGTGTAAAAGTGTAGCACTATATAGTATTTTTTTCCTGTATAAAATTATTGTAATTACTAATTCTAAATGTAATTCTATGTAACACACGTTCAGCAAGTATTTCTGGATCGTTTTGATCACGCTTATGTAAAGTTAATAATTGATCCATTAACACAATATCTCCTGGTTCGTACCAATGCTGATAAATGTATTTGTCTTGGAACATATGATCATATAAACGTTGAAACAGTGTTTCGTCTTGTGTAATTATTTTACATTTATTGTTAGTGTAAAAGTAAATGCCTTTGACACCTGCGATGTTTTGTTGGAGCAACCACATTTTATAAGGACCATCTTCGCCGTCCTTTTTCATCATTTTGTACTGTGTTTCGTTTAGTCCTTTTGCCCAAACCTCTGGTGTATAGCTATATTCACAATGCACACCTTCTAATTCTTTTTTAAAGTCATCATCTAAATCATTGTATGCTAGATTTGTATTCAAATAACTTGTGCTAGTATTTTCACAACCTTCGTAACCTTGTAGTGCTACACCATCAGCACGATCCAATCCGTTTAAGTTGGCGTGCCAATCTAAAATACCACTGCTGAATATACCAGTTGTAATACCTTTTTTATTTTTTTTACCTGTCGTTCTTTGTATAGGATATAGTTCTTTGTCTTTATCCCATTTGTCAGTGTTAGGAGGAGTCTTACCAATATAAAACTCCCCTTCTTTTGTATAAATCATTTGTCTGTAGTTAGCAACTGTGCCTATACGTTCCACAAAATTAACAAACCAATATGGTAATCTTTCTTGATGCTTTAATACAACTATTAAGTCTTTGCGTAAGATATTTTTTATTTTATCAGCATCACTATCACTTAAATTTGTAATGTCAACATTATTAATTTGTGTAGCTACACCGTTTAAACTTTCTACTTGCATCATTTTCTGTCTGATTTCTTTGGCATTGTAAATAATGCTCTAACGTGATGAGGATGCTCTTTACAAGGTTGTCTAGCAAATACTACCCAACGAAATCCTTGAGCAGCAGACCAGTCTGGATATTCTTGCGCTATAAACTCTTTCATACTTGTGCCTGTGGTAAACACATCATCACAGATCATAATCTGATCATTAGGATCGCCACTTGCATATTCTTGCATTGCTTCTGCAAATGGTAATCCACCTCTTGGTATACCTACTGCTTTGTAAAAAGGTCTATCTTGGTATTCCATAACCATTCTTGCTATGGCTCGCCATTCATCTGGATGTATTGCATCACATTCTAGTTTCCAACTCAATGGCAAACCTGCGTGTGATATAAAGTCTCCTGCTTCAAATAGTCTTGCATTTGTTCTATGTGGCAATGCTGGCTCCTGTAATCATTTTAATATTCGTACTTATTTTAGCATTAAATGCTTCGTCTGTCAAATCATAATATAAGCCTTCGGATAATGCTCTTGAAAAACTTGCTGTAATACCTTTGTTTATTGATAACCTTTGACACGCTTCTGCTGTACTATATCCACCACTTAGAAATACAACCTTTTCAACATTATCAAACACTGTAAGATTATGATACAAGTTGGGTACTTCGGGTGGTGTTAGTTTGAGGATGCACTTGCCTGGAAACTCGTCCAAAAATTCATATAATTGATACATAAGAGTATCTTCAACTTGTTCTTTGATTGGATGATTGATAGGTACTTCTGGTTCAATAATAGGTACAAGTCCGTAATCAAAAATAGTACGAGCTAGTGTAAACTGTTGCTTGAGTACAGGATGTACCATTCCCTCACCGTGTACAATACTGCGCATCTTTGTACCATAAATCTTAGGACCAATACCGTTTGTAGCAAACTCCAACATCTGCTTTACTGGAAACTGTTTGAGTGTTCCGTCAGCATCACATCCACTGTCAATCTTTAGGAACGTGTCAATACCTTTTTCATCCAAAACGTTAACCATACCACGTGTGACTGTGTCCTGGTAGAGGATTGCTGCCCAGATGTTTGAATCGTTGAAGTCAGGTGAGTTAACCATACGCATACGCATTTCGTGTACACGTTCCATTTTGTTGTCTTCTGTGTACTCACGTCCGTAGCGTTCTAGTACGCCACCTGTCGAACCACCACTGTGATCCATTGCTGCAATAAATCTGCGATCACTCATATGACTCTCCTGTTTCACGGAAGAAGTTTTCACTCCAAAATGCCTTGTCGTCAATCCATACATCGTAGTTCTCTTTTTTGCCTACGCTGAGTTCGTGAAATTTAGCACCCCATTCAACTAATTGATTGTTTGTTAAGTTAAAATAATCTACACCACTTACGCAGCCTCGTGCTGTCATATATTTAATTGTATGACCTGCATCGTACAATGCATTTACTCGTGCAATGCGTTCTGGCATTGGGATATGATTTGCATAATCCTTCTTGCCGCCGCTGTCTGGAATGATTACTTCCTTGCATATAGTTCCGTCGATGTCAATTACATATTTCATTAAATGTCCTTTTTATAAAAGAATAGCCGACCCTAGATTATAGAGACGGCTATTTGTTTTCTTATTTAATTTATTTACTATCTTCTGAAAGTCGTCCATTAATATACTTTAGTAGTAATCCGTATGCTGGTAAGAAAATAACCAACCCTACGCCAATCTTCAGTACTGTTTGTGATCCTGCAATCTCCATCCAGTTTGCTGCCATATACTCATCTGCTGAGTTGTTGAATGCCACCCAAAAGAAAGTGTAACTATCAATAATATTGGCTGCTACTGTTGATACAGCTGGTGCTAACCACCAAGCCTTATACTTTTCACGCAAATACTGGAAGACATAAACGTCTAACATTGTTCCAATAGCATAGGCTGTTGCACTTGCAAAACCAATACGCAGTGCCACTGATTGTGGTGCGCCTTCAAGCATTACAACTGCAATGCTTCCGATGATTGCCAACGGATATGCCGCTGCAATTGTTGCTCGAGCAATATTCTTACCTAACATTCTAACTGTTAAGTCAGTTGCTAAAACAACTAATGGGAACGTAAATGCTGCCCAAGTTAATTTGATACCAGCTATTTCTACTGGAATAGCAACTAGTGCATTACTTACTGTGATAACAACTACGTGTAATAACACTAGTTTGAGCAACATACTTCTATCAATGTTTTTAAAAATTCCTATCATACAATTCTCCCTTGTTTTGGAATGAGGCCCGTTCTGTTGCTAGGTGGAACCCATACCCCGCATACCTAATTAGGCTGCAATTGCCATTGCTGGCGCACGATTGTCATTTGCAATTGTGAATGTTGACCAATAACGCAGTCATCCGGTAAACTCCACTTCACTTTCACACCTGTCGATCCTAGTTCAGCCCCATCATAATTACTCTATGCCGTAAATTTGTAGTTTTTACGCTACAAAGTAATTATGGTGGAGCTGCCGGGTACTGCCCCCGGGTCCAGTATGCGTTCACGTTGCTTCAACGTCTACAGTCTATTTATAACATAGATTTAAGCTTGTGTCAACAGACAAGTTACCATTTAGTAGATTTAATTTTTTGAAGTTGACGCTGAGATTTTACTGCATTAAGACAGTTTAATATTTTGCGCTGTTTTTGAAACGGTCTAGAATATCCATTCTTGTTTTGCCAAGTCTTATCTTGTTCCATTTCTTTTGACAGGGCTTCGCCTAACATTTTTTCCATAAACATAAGTTCATCGTCAGTTAGTAATTGTATCTTGTTCATACCGTTTTCTCCACTCTTGTTCAAAGTTCTCATCATATTCATAAAGAGGTGCACCATCTGCGCCGTCACGCCATAGACGATTAAAATAACTATTGTAACTACTTATGACTGTGTTGGGTGATGCGTCGAGGTGGCCTTTAACCATATAGAATATTCTGTATTCTTCTTTAAGGTCGTTTCTCAACATACTGTATTTACAAAATTGTTATACATTGGGCGCTAACATAGGTTATTAATTAGACTTTATAAGTTCGATAACAGTGGCACTAGGGTCAACGGTTCCAAACCTGTATCTATACGGAGTTTTATGATGACTACCGTGATATAGTAAGTCAAACCAGCATAGTAAATATTTTGCCTTATCCCAATCTTGTACCTCACCGTACCAATGTCCCCAAGTATTAACTATTGAAGATTGAGTTAATACCAGTATACAATGAAAACAATACAATGAAAATAAAATTGGTGAAATGAAGAACAAACCAAGTAACACACAAACATTTATTAAGATATAGTAATCAGTAGTAAATTTCATTAATTTAGAACGTTTGTACAATAAACCGTAACTTAATTCTTGTAATTTTTTATCTTTTGGTGTAGGCCAAATAAACCAACCTACAAAAAATGCGCCTATTCTTCCGTAAATTTTTGGAGAATGAGGATCTCCATCTTTGTCACTAAATTTATGATGAGTGGTATGTGAAGAAACCCAAACAGGTATAGGACCAGCACCGGATAATGTTGATAAGAAGACTAATGTATAATGCCAAAATTTATTAGTTTTAAAAGATTGATGAGTAAAATATCGATGATATCCAACACTTGTTGAAAATAGGGCTAATAAATATGCAATTAATATTAATAAAATACAGACTATAAGTGGAAGTATGTAAAAAGAATATATTATTCCTATTATTGCAGGTATATGTATTACCCACAAATGTATATAATTTTTTTGTATAGTTTGAACATTAGAGTTTTTCATTTAATATTTATGTAAACTGTCTTTCCAGAAGATTATAATCTTCTAATGTAGTAATCATATCGCCAGCTAGATAAAAATTCATTTCTTTCAATAGTTCTTCGTCACTGCTATAAACACCAGCACATATATAATTATTTTTATCTATGTATTTTATGATCTCGTCTTTGTTTTTCCAATTAGGAAACCGTATCAAACATCTTGCTGTATCTTCACAAACCATAATAGTTGTAGGAACTAATTGGTATTTGTCTTCAAATTCATATTTTATCATTATATGTCGTTCTTCATTTGCTGTATTTCTTGTCTACGATCTGTAATTAGTTTTTTTAGATCATTAAGTGCCTGCCTTGCACGAACCGCACTAACCTTTACACCATTCTCTTCAAAGTTTTCTATTTCTTTGAGATATGTTGCAAATGCTAATTTAAGTTGTTCGTGTGTGTCACTCATCCAGTATTATCTCGCACACTTTTTTCCAGTCATCTACTCTTTCTACTTCAGGATGATGAAACCAAGTGTTCCAAGGATGGCTAATTAGAATAGGCTTCAAACCAAACTTCAATCCTGTTACAGCATTTTCAGGTTTATCTTCTAACCAATACAAGCCTGTTCCGTCATACTGTTCAAGTATGTGATCTTTAGGACCATTAGCCGTAACATAATGCATTTTGTCAAAAGTCTTTTTACCAAACAAGTATCTTAGATGTCGATTCCTAGTTTCTTGAACATACTCATTTGTTCCAACTGCTGTGCAAATATCAATCTCAAAGCCATTGTCTACAAGTTTTTGCACACCTTCTTTTGCATCACGTAGATAAGCTAAATGTGATATCCAAACGCTTTCGTTGAAGTCTTTTATAAGTCCTTCAGCTTGATCTCTATTGATATCATATCGCAGATTGACTGCATAGTTGTCTGGACTTTGTATAGCAAAGCCTTCTTCTTCCATCCACTCGTTGAATTTTGTATTCCAATCCAGTAATACTCCGTCAACATCTGTAATTATTTTTTTCATAGATCTCTCTTTCTATATTATTATAGTAAATTATTACAGAATTGTCAAGTGTTAACTGTTTGCGTGTACTGTTGATTGAGTCACTGAAGTAATTTTTGCACCACAGCCGTATGTATCGTCTTTACGTCCTATGTTAAGATTGTTAGCAAATACATTTGCGCTGTGTGTAGCTAGGCCTGTTTGATGTGTGCTACATCCAGGAATGGTGTGTGCTACTTCGTTATCGCCTTTTCTAACAACCCCTACATTTTCTACAAAAACATCGCTACTACCGTCTGCTGTTACTATGTTTTGTGGAGCAGCATCGCAAGCAATGCCGTCATCAGGATCAGCATCACCAACACTCACGTGAATTGTGTTTACTATATCTACTCCATCTTTTCTTGCAACTAAAGGCATAAATTTTCCTAAGCTAATGCAATTCCTGTGGTGCTTTGTACATATTGCTTTGCCATATTATCTTCTGTTTTATGGCAAAAAACCACTGCACTTTTATTTATTTTGATATTGCTTTTAGGATCTACTGTAAAAGTATATGGACCTAATCCAATACCCTCAGGAGTAGACATTAATGCCATAGGCTTTGTAATTGTAATTGTCGTATTATCCTCTTCAACAAATCGGCAGACAATTTCATCACCTCCTGCGGCTGTTTTAATGGTTACAGTATCATTCATTTTATATGGTGCTTCTAATAACATTATAGTGTATATCCTGTTCCTGTATAGTTTGTATTTTCGACATATGAAAGTAATTGTTCATATCCGCCTACTTTATGTCCGTTAATTACTATTTGTGGAAATGTGCGAGCTTCTGGAAATTCTTCTAAAACTCTTTCTCTTTCAAAGTCTTTTCCCATTTCTAAATATTCAAACTCAAAGTTACTTTTTTCACAAAACATCTTTGCCTTTGTACAACTCGGACACGCCGGTTTTCCCCAAATTTGTATCATAGTGAAAATCCTTTTAGGCTGTCTTTGCTTACGTCTTGTTTGATACCACCAATAACATATGATTCAACTTCTGTCTCTTGTGGAGCAACTTGTAGCCCAGAGCTACTTAACCAATGTTGTGTCCAAGGAAGTGGGTTGGTATTCACTGGTTGATCAAATATTGCTTGCATACCTAGTGCTTTTAATCTACGGTTTGCAATGTACTCGACATATTGATTTAATAACGTTGTGTTTAACCCAATCATTGATCCGTCTTTGAAAAGGTATTCTGCCCAATCTTTTTCTTCAGCTACACATTCACGCCATAAGTCGTAAACTTCCTCTTGGCAGTCTTTTGCAATTTTGGCCATTTCTGGATCGTCTTTGCCGTTTGCCCACAACTTCAATACGTGTGTGCTTAGTGCTAGATGCTGTGCTTCGTCACGAGCAATTAATGAGATAATCTTTGCAGACCCTTCCATTAATTTTAGTTCGCCAAAGCCAAACGTACAAGCAAAACTTACGTAAAAACGTAGTCCTTCTAATATATTAACTGTCATCATTGCTAGATACATTTTCTTCTTAACATCATACATCGAACCTTCGCCACGATGGAAATATGCATCTGCTGCTTCGTTGAATGCATCGTAGTGTTTGGTTACACTAGTTGCTCTAGCAATAATTTTTTCATCATCTAGAATAGTGTCAAACACTTCTGCAGGATCAGCATACACATTTTTCATAATGTGTGTATAACTGCGTGAATGGATTGTTTCAAAGAAATCCCAAGTAACAATACAGCCCTCTAGTTCAGGAAGTGATACGTGTGGCAAAAATGCTAAACAAGGGCCACGTCCTTGTACACTGTCGAGCAGTGTTTGATACTTTAGATTTGCTGTAAAGATGTGCTTCTGTTCTGGACGGAAGTTTGCAAAGTCAGCTCTATCTTTTTGTAGACTTACTTCTTCAGGACGCCAAAAGTATCCTAGCATTGTTTGATTCAATTTATCAAACACTGGAAATTTAAACACATCATAACGCTGTGTGTTTTGATCTGCTCCGAAGAACATATTCTGTTTTGTGAAGTCTACCTTCTCTTTATTAAAAACTGTCTTTGACATTTAGATTCCTCTTTCTGTGTATCTCTATAGATAACTATACAGCCATTAAGGCTGTATGTCAACTAGTTTTGTATTTATATTGCGCAGGCTTCGCAGTATTCTTCATACTCGTCATCTGTGCCAGTAAATTCACCACGTGCCAAAGGTTGATCTACTTGTGTTTCTTCCTGTAATTCACTTGGATCAGTTTTATAATCATAAGTGTTTTGATAATAACTAGTTTTCCATCCTAGTTTATATGTTTGTAATAGGTCTTGTATCATTACACTCATTGGAACTTCATTGTCAGGATATTGTGTAGGATTGTAACTCCAGTTGCCACTAATTGCTTGATCAAAGAACTTTTGCATAACTGCAACAACATTTATATATCCTTGATTACCATTCATTTCCCATAACAATGTGTAATAGTTCTTTAGAGTTTGGTACTGTGGAACAATCTGCTTAAGAGGCCCTTTTTTACTCTTCTTAACGGACAGGTAACCTCTAGGTGGCTCGATTCCATTTGTTGCGTTCGACACAACGGAACTGCTCTCTGAAGGCATTTGTGCGGACAATGTGCTGTGCCTAAGACCGAATTCCAATATGTCTTTCCTAAGAGATGCCCAATCATAATTTAACTTATTCTCTACAATGTTATCGACATCTTTCTTATATGTGTCAATAGGAAGAATGCCGTCTGAGTATTTAGTGCGGTCAAAGTAGTCACAAGCACCACGTTCCTGCGCTAAGTTGTTGCTGGCTTTTAACAAATAGTATTGAAATGCTTCTGTCAAATCGTGTACAAGTTTCCACGCTCTGTCTTCTTCGTAACTCACGTGATTTTTAGCAAGGTAATGTGCAAGTCCAATATAGCCTACACCAAGTGAACGTCTTGCCTTTGTGCTAATCTCTGCAGCCTTGATTGGATAACGTTGGTAATCAATTATTTCTTCTAAAGCTCTTACTGCTAAATCACATAATTCTTCTAAATCATCTAATGTTTTTATTGTGCCAATATTAATAGCACTTAAAATACACAAAGCTATTTCGCCTTCACTATCATCTATATGAGTAAGTGGTTTTGTTGGAAGTGTAATTTCTTGACATAGATTACTCATATAAACAGTGTCTTTAAATGAACTGTGCGTGTTACAATGATCAACATTCATAATATAAATGCGTCCAGTTTCTGCACGTTCTTTGATCAATGCTGAAAATAGTTCCATTGCATCAACTTTCTGTTTTTTGATGCTAGTTTTTCGCTCGTACATTTCGTACATTTCTTTAAACACGTCAGGATCCCCAAAATATGCTTCGTATAATCCTGGTACGTCGTGGGGGCTAAACAATGTAATGTCGCCGCCCCCGAGCAACCTTTCGTACATTGTTTTGTTAAGTTGAATAGAATAATCCAACTTACGAACTCTATTATCTTCTGTGCCTTTGTTGTTCTTGAGTACAAGTATGTCCTCAATCTCTTGATGCCAAAACGGGAAGTGCGTTGTAGCACTACCGCCACGTACACCATTCTGTGTGCAACAACGCACTGTTGATTCAAACTTCTTTAGGAATGGGATGATTCCTGTGTGCGCAACTTCGCCTCCTCGAATTTTTGAATTAACTCCTCTGATGCGCCCTGCGTTAATGCCGATGCCAGCTCTCTGCGCTGTGTAACGTCCAATAGACATATCACTGGCAAAAATGGAATCAAGCGTGTCATCCGAATCAACGAGGACACAGGAGGCAAACTGTCTGACTGGTGTGCGCACTCCGGCCATAACCGGCGTTGGGATATTGATTCTAAAAAGTGAGGTCGCATCGTAGTATCTCCTTACATAGTGCATACGTGTTTCTTTAGGATAATTTGCAAATAACGTAGCTGCAATCATCATATACATAAACTGTGGCGTTTCAAATAATTGTCCATTGGAACGATCTTGGCAAAGGTATTTGTCTACAACTTGTCTTAGTCCAGCGTAGGTAAAGTTCTCGTCACGCTTGTGATTAATATAGCTATCTAAACGTTCAACTTCCTCAGATGTATAATTATTAAAAATGTCAGAATCATAAACACCTCGTTCAATATTTTTCTCAATCATTTCTTGCAATGAACAAGATTCGTAACCTCCAAATACTTCTTTATTGGTTCCATACGAAAGCAATCTTGCTGCTGCGTATTGATAGTTTGGGTTTTCCAAACTAATTAGGTCATTTGCACTTCTAACTAAAATTTCTTGAATTTCTTTTGAGCTCATACCATTATAAAATTGAATATTTGCGTTCATTTCGATTAAACTACTACTTACTCCAGCTAAATCCTTACAAGCGTGTTCTACTACTTTGTGGATTTTATCTATGTTTAGCTCTTCTTGTTCGCCATTACGCTTAACGATCATGGTATTATCACTCATATTATCTCCTGTTACTTTAAATTAATTATACTGAGGCAGTTTAGAATATTGAACTTCTGAAACCAATTTATTTTGCCTATAAAATCCAACACTACCATTATTATAAATTCCAATTGTTATATTGTCAACTGAAAGTAGATACAAATACCTACTTTTATCTCTGTCTAGTGTTATGTTTATCTTAAAATTGGCCTCAGAAAAACGGTCTGTTAATTGTAATGTGTAAAAAATTGCAAGTAATTTTTTAAATTCACAATAATCATTTTGTTGAATCATTTCCCAAGGATCGGGCCAAGTTGTTTCATCATATGGATCTGTACTAATTGCATTTGTAGGAATGTTATTCCAAAAATCAAACAGAAGTTTAAATGGATCTGCACTAGTTTCTACAGTATTTCTTAATTTTTTCCAAACGGTTATTCTCTTGTAATAATCTAATGGAAACATATTAAAACATATAAGTGCTAGTAAATGTAAAGTCGTCTGAGCCAACACCTTCGTCTAGTGTTAGATTTTTAACTTCAATCAAAATTTTGTTTGCAGATAAATTTGCTCTAAATTCTAAAGCATTTAATAATGTACTATTACCAGTAAAGGTGAAATCATCTCCAAAGTCAACGGTGCTAGTGCTTAATGACTTATTCCATTCAAAACGCCAAGTGCCTCTTCTTGCAACTGGACCCGGAGTGTTGTTTGCAGTATATCTATATTCTACAAGGATGACACCTTTATCCACTGGTGCAGGTAAGCCCATAAAATATTCATAATCAAGTTTACCTAAAATACTTGTACTTACAGGAAAACTTAATTCAACTTTATTTGGTCCTTCAACTTCGGGTGGATAAAGTGCTGTGTTCAGTAAAGGATCAACTGTTAAATCTGCTGTACGTTGAAAAAAGTCACCAGTGCTAACGTTGCCATCTTTTCCAAATCTAATTACACTATCGGTTGCATTTTGGCTATTTGCTCCATCAGTGCCCACAAAATTAAATTTGTTATTTCTCGATGTGTTGTATTTGCCGTTGTCAATAATAATAGCCTGAGCATCTATATTATTAAAAAGCATATTTTCTAGAGTATTGTATTGCGGACCTGTCTGCTGACCTGCTGCACCAATAATGCTATCAATACCAAATTTAAAACCATAACCACAAGTTTCAATTCTTCCACCATCAAATTGATTATAACTAGTATCGTCATCTGACAAATATGCGTAGGCCATATTTTCAACGTTTACGTTTTTAAAAATGTTTTGATTAGAGTCTAATGAACCTATACTTCCACTACGTAATTTAAAAGCGCCATAATCAACATCAGCACTGTCTCCAAAACTCCATTGTCCAACAATTCTCAAATTAGTAAATAGACTATCTCTACAATTTTGTAATATAACAGTTCCACCGTAACTACTATGAGTTATTGTCATATCACGTAAAGTGATGTATCTTGGTTGATTTGTACTGTCGTTTGTGCTGTCATCTGCATAATTACCACTACCAACACTTTCACCATTTTTGGTATAGAATGCATTAGCACCTGTGCAGGTAATCAATGTTTTACCTATACCATCGCCGACAATGTTTGCAAATGGAGGAATAAAGATTGAACTAGTAACTTGATATTCGCCTGCCGGTATACGCAATGTAATATTTTTATTAGCACCGCCTATAGGTGATAAAAACAATTGATCAACTGCTCTTTGTAATGCTGCTGTTTGATCTGAGCCATCGCCTGTTGCACCAAAGTCTGTGACACTTACAATATCATCTAGTTTTTGTGCAATAGAACGCTGAATAGGAGTTGCACCAGTAGCACCCGTCTGCACATTGTCATTAGTTCTATATGTGTATTGTCCTACTAGATCAAGAATGTTGCTTTTTAATGTAAGTATTTCTGTGTTACCTGTAGCAGGAGCACCTTCACTTACACTACCATTACCTATATAAAGTTTTTGTAGATCAACTGCCCATCCTAGTTCACCACTTGAAAGTTGCGGCACACCCGATACCCTAGCTTTACCTCTACGATTTTGTATCCTTGAAATCTGTACAACGGCCATTCTTAACTCCTGAATTATTGTTAGTATTTAGCCGTTGATTAAGTTAAACTGATTCTTCAACTGTGCAACTACCGCTTGCCTAGTAATGCCCATCCTTTCAGCTATCTCATTATTAGATAGATTTGCGTGATAAAAGTCAAGTAATTGTTTTAATCTTTCTTCTGTCCAACCCTTCCTTTTGTTCATATAGTCACGGTGTTCCTTATTATATTTCGCTCTTAAAACAGGATCTTTCATACGCTCTCTTCGCTGTTTAGCTCTGTGTATTGGATCACCAGTCAACCCGTGCTTGTAATTAGCATTACCAAATCCGCTACGATTTTTGCTGTAATTTGCTTTAGTTTCTTCGCTATGACGGAACCCAAGACCGCCATTTAATTTTGCACGTGACGCCACTATTTTTTCAATAGTTTCTTTTGGTTGCTTTTTACCTAGCAAATGTGGAACTAATTCGCCGCTTGCAAACATACGTTTTTTTGTTTCGCTTTGTCTTTTGTTCATTTCAGCTGTAGGCTTCCAGCCTTTCCTACGTGTAGCCCACTCGTTTTTCATCCATTGACGTTTAGCTTCTCTTTGTTCCTCTGTCAATTTTCTGCCATACATATGATTATTAGGTCCTGATTGATCTATGTATCTTGGATCGCCTATTCCAACATTGTAATATCTATTCCAACATCTTTTTTTCCTGTTCTTTAGATATGTGTGCTCTACAAATGCTATTTCTTCTTTAGTGCCTGTAAAAATAATTCTACGTCTAAATCCTTGAGGAATGTTATCCTTTGTAAAACTCTCCATCAACGTAGATGAATGAGTATAACTATTGTCTGGACTGCCTTGATGCTTTCCTATGTAATACATTTTGTTTTTTGCATCATACCAAATGTAAACAAAGCCGTCATCCGTGTTTTTCATAATACTGCCTGCATCTATTCCACCACTCTTGTTCCCACTCTGCGAACTCGTCTGGCCACAAATCAAACTGCTGATACTCCAAGCCTCTACTGCACATAAAAATGTGTCCTTCACGTATGTCTGTGCCGTGTACTTCGTTGTGCCCTAATGCATATGCTGTAAGCTGTAAATAATAATCCTCTACCCATTCAGGCTTTTTGGGTTTATTGGTTTGCTTAAAATCCATAATACAAGGATTGCCTTTGTATTGTCCTACCAAGTCAGTAGTACCTGCATAAATGTTAGGAACATAAAGGGGTACTTCGCTTCCCCATATCTCATCTACGTGTACCATTGCTTCATCACGTATGACACAAGCCATTTGATATGCTTGTTGTGCATAAGGATTACTACCTGCACTTTCTGTCCACACGCCGTTGTCAACATAGTCTTCAAGATACTTGTGCATACGTGTGCCTACGCCGCTGGCTTCGGTTACAATCTCTTGTGCTTTTTGTTCACCTACACGTTTTTTCCACGCAATAAGATGACTCATATCTTTGGTACCGCTAAGAATAGTAGTTACGCTTGCTACTGGTGCACCACCTGGTGCAGCGTAACGGCGTTTGCCATTTACTTCTACACGTTTTAATTTTTCGTATGTATACTTAGGTTTGATTAATGTCATACGTTATGATAACATTAAAGATCGGATAAGTCAACGGCTCGTTTTGCCATTTTTCCTACACTGTCTCCATCAGCACCGCCTTTTGGTGCTTTGTCAACGAAACTTACTTCTTCCTGTGTGTAGTGTCCAATTAGTCCTTTGATTCTTTCGTCTGCTTGGTAAGCTGCATCAAATGTTTCATAGTTAAACTGTGGAACTTCATTGTTGTCCATCATTTTGTCTAAATCTTCAAATGAAATAGACTGGACACCTTCTGACTTCAATAGTCGAAGTAATCGATAAAGATTGTCGCTGTTTACTTCTTCAGTTACTTTTTTTTTGAAAGTGTACGTGCTAGTTTACGTGAGTCAACACTTTCACTCGGTGCTGCTCTACGATCGCCTCTCATAGCTTTTAATTTTGCAAGTGCTTGTGGATTTAATTTCAATACACCTGCATCAATCATCATTTTTACAGCCGGATCATCTAGCATAAATTCTGCAGGAACTTTGTTTCCATCTTTATCAAATGTCCAATATTGTTTACCTTTGATATTTTGTTTTGGTCCTGAACCAAACTTATTTTGAATACTTTTTTGTAAATTTAGATCTGCAGGATCGTTGCTGTCCATTCCACCAAACTCGTCTAGTTCAACACTTTCACGTGTCTCTCTGCCTGCTGGTTCTTCGCCGCCTGCTGCTGCTGGTGCTGCTGCAAAATCATCATCTGCGGGTGGCACAACACCTGCTGCATCATCCATATCAACGGTTGGCTCTAAGCCTGCAGCCATATCGTCGCCGCCCATTGGAGGCTGCATTTCACCTTCGCCTGTCAACATCATAACACCACTACTCAGTGCGCCTCTAGTTGACTCTAATGAAGCATAAAGTTCGTCCAAGCTTGCTTTGATTGTTTCAACATACTGGTTACTTTGATCTACGCCCATTTCGTCTCTAACAGCATCAGCAAGATCCAACATTGATTCTGTTTTCATTTCTGCTGTATCTTCCATCCAACCTGTTACTCTGTCAACCATATCCTTAGCTGCCATAACAATCTCTGCTTGGTCTTCTGCACCTTCACGTACAACAGATTCTTTTGCTTCTGCATCTGCTTTTTTGTTACCAGCATCGACCATTGCTTTGATACCTTTAGACTTTTTGTCTTTGGCTGCTTTTTTCATTGGCTCTTTTTTGTCGCCATCTTTATCCAAATCAAGGAAATCTGGCTTTGCACCTTCTAGCATATCATCATCAATGTCACCACGTTCACTAATTTCAGCATTTAACACATCTAAAAATAATTTAGATTTTTGATACTCATCGCTTTCAACTACATTACTAAAACTTTCGTTCATTTCGATTTGACTTAGTCTTGTTCTAAGTTTGTTACGAGCATTATGTAATTGTGCTAGTGTAAAAGATTCTAATGCAATGCGTTTTCCGAAACGTTTTGCAAGGCTTTCGTTTAATTTTTTTGCTGTTACTGGTTTAGCGAACTCTGAAATATTCATTGGTGATTTCCTATGTTATTAAAAGTATTTATCTCTAGTAAAAGATTATTTGTTCTAATTTATTATTAATTGCACGTAGTTCGTCGTATGCAACACTTAATCTAATATCTAGCACATCTTTTTTGTGGTCATCTTTAGTTTTATCTATTGTATGTTGATAAAATCTTGCATCTAATTCGTGTTTTTGTATTTTTTGATCTAAAACTAGGATGTAATTTATCTTTTCATTTTCATTATATAATTTTGCTATTGCAAGAGCACTATGCTTACTATAAACTGATCCTATTTGTTCTTGTTTTTTACTATCAAATAAAATAAAGCTTTTGTCTTTTAGTTGGCGTATAACAACAGGTCCAATGCGTATAGAGTTACCTACCTTTACAGGCAAAGGATGTTTCTTCACTCCACAAGAAATGAGAGTTTTTAATTCATTAATTAGATGCTGCATTATTAACCAGATACTGCTTTCCTTGATATAAGACTTTTTTAATTATATCTTTTCTTATCAAATTGTCAAGAACATATTGCTGTCTTTCTGTAAATTCTTCGTAATCACATAATGTTTCCATTTTTGCAAGTAATTTCTTTTCCTCTAAAGAAATTTGTACTCTAAGTTCATTAGTGATTTGTTTAAAATTCATTAGACTGCTGTGCTACCAGTTGTATTAGCAGCACCCATCGTATCTGGTTGTTGCGCTTGTTGCGCTTTTGATTTTCTTGCAGCGGCAACAGCTAGAGTCGCTGCTCTAACTTGTTCGTCTGCTGATTTTTTTTGTAAGGTAAGTTGACGCATTTGGTCTTGAATAGAAACTACACCGTCTTTTGCCTGTTGCAATGCATCTTGTGCTTGCTTAACCGGATCTACCATTGGTGCCTCATCTAGTTTTTGTAAATCAGTGATTTTCATCTATTCATTGCCTTTACTCTGATACTCGCTGCATTAGTCTTTTTTGTACGTTTTGCTTTACGAGTCATTTTGCTTCCCATTCTTGCTTTGGTTATTGCTAACCTAAGTCTTTTCTTTACGTCTGGTGGAGCAAAACATTGGGCTACATTTGTAACTGTTCTACCTTTTCTTGGACCGGAGGTACATCGGTATTTTCTTACTACCTTATTTCCTCTTTTGGCGAATACCTGTCTTTCAAAAAGTTCTCTAATTAACATTTTACAATTGCATAACGATAACAACTATAGTTGATAATAAACCTGCTACAATTGTGCCTGCTGCTCCTATAATAACTTTTACAAGGCTTTGTTGTCCTGATGCCATTTGTTCGGCAATGCCGTCTAGTTTATCTTCAACAGTGCTTAGACGCTTTTCAAATTGTTCGTAGCGTAATGCACACAAATCTACGTGTGCTTCTAAGCTCTCTTTTTCGATTGATTTAGTCGACATTCATTACTCCAATATATTTACGACAGGAAATAGCCTTTTCGTTACCTAATAAATGCCTAAGTGTTCTACCACTGTATTATTTATCATCAACTATACCAAAAAGAATATTAATTTTTTCTCCTTTTGTAATAAAAATTGGCTGATCGAAATTCGCAGTTTCATTTAATTCGGTCACAAAAGGAACCAGCATAAAATCTTTGCATAGCATTTCTAAATTTAAAGCGTCTTCATATTCAACAGTAAAATTCAATTGCCAAGCTTTATTGTCGCCAAATACATCGTTTTTAGTTATAAAAGGATCAAAGTTAATAGTTGGGTTTACCCTAAGTCCAATTGTGTTTATCACTGTGAGAAAGTTTTGTTTTTGTCCATATAAAATTTTGTCTTCTCTTGAAGTCCTTGGATGATTTGTAATATCAACTGTGGTTATTAAATAAAAGTTAGTATGCATAGCCGTATTCAATAATATCCTTTAGGAATATATCCCAAACCAAGTCTCGTAATTCTGGTGTATATAAATCTTTATAATTGTGTTCTCTAGATAAGTTTAACACAGGCAAGGGCTTATTGCAACCTAATAGTTCTTGTATCTGTACAAAGTCATCTTCCAGTGTTTCGTATTTGAGTATAATAGTATGTGTACCAAACCAACTGTGCTGTGGAGTATGCAATCTATACCAATTACGAGCCCAAAGTAAAAAGGGTTGATAACTTAAATTAGTTTCAAAGTTGCTTACTCTACTCAACAACCACTGCTTGAAGTTTGTTCTGCCGCCGTCGCTGAACATATACCAACTTGCCATCCTTGCCCAAGGATTGCGTACAACACCAAATGTTTTTTGTGTGCGTGGAAAGTATTCGTTGACTTCTACAATGTGTCCGTGCTTACGGCCTTCAATAGTGGTAAAGTTTGTGTCTAGCCAATTCGAAATACTGGTGCCAGCAGTTTTAGGATTATGTATAAATGTGACTTGCTCATTAGGTAGGTGTCGCATACTATATTTACAGTCACAAAAAAAGGCCCACTTAAAAAGTGAGCCTTAATTATTATTAAGTTAATTAAAACTTATGCTGCGTCGAACGCATCCAAATCACGGATAAGAACAACTTGTGATGATAAATCAATACCGTCTACTGTTCCTAATGCTTGGTGTCTAGCTGTCAAAGACGCTGCATCTGAATGATGTCCGTCGATGATTGCAAAGATTTTACCTGCTGTACCTGTTGATTTGTACATTAATGGTGAAAACTCACGTACGATTGTTTCAATCGCTCCGCCAATTCCGTCTTTTGCTGCTAATGAAGCACCAGCGTCGATTTCGATCGCTGTAATTTGTGATGTGCTGTACTGTTCGCCGTGATCATAACCTGATCCTGTTCCCGCTACTGGGTTTACTCTTGTGAAAGCTGCCATTTTAATCTCCTATGTTCTCTAATGACCACTCCATTCTCTATGGAGTTTCTTATATTGTATTTAGTATATTGAGATAAAAACGGTTACTTACGGGCTTTTTTTGCACGATTATGCAATATTTTAAGTTGATCTATATATGCAGGACCTGCTTTTACAATGTCGTGAACTATCATAACCAACGGAAAGTACGCTGATGCAATGCTTGCAGGTATTGTTTGACCTTTGCTGATCATATTTAAAAAACGACTTACAAAAGGTAAACTGTTTACTGGCAGTATCAATCTATACATTTGTACGTCTGCCATACCCATTTTATCCGGTGTGCTTATTTTTGGTTCTGGATCAGTAGCATTAAAATCTTCTAAGTTATTATCACCAGCAAACTTGCTGAACATAGGCATAACATCACTATCACTTAATTTACTTCTAGCCGCAAACAATAAACGTGTAATGGTTGTTTTTCTTTCTGCTTGTGTGTCAGTGTTAAATGTATTCAGCCTTCTACGTATTTCTCTATATTGAGGATTAGATATATCTAAATCGGATTCTATCAATGCTAATGCTTTAATGTCTTCCGGAGTAACACTATCGCCGCTTGCAAGACGTCTAAGGAAGCCATTTAGTTTTCCTACACTAATGACTGTAGTTTTTCTTAATTTTGCAGCTGAATCAAAATCTTTTAATTTTTTTAGAGCAGATTCATCACCCATTATAAAATAATAAAGATTGAACAAATCTGTGCTGTCAATTCTAAAACGATTATATTCTCTAAACATTACAGTTTTGTATGCATATTTCATAGCATCAGTTTTATGTTTGCGATAAAAACGCATAGCTTGTAAACAAAGGATTGTGAGGTATGCTTTTTCTTTACAGTCAGTGTAAGATAGCAAACGCTGATTTCTTGCATCACGAGTCATTCTTGACTCCTGTAAATCTTTTATGAAATTCATCTTCGCTTGCTTTCTTTTATTTTTTCTACACCAACTTTAAATTTTTTACTACTACCAGCTTTGATGCTATTGATCAATCTTCTTTCAAGATCAATAGCTTGCTCAGTATCATATATTTTATGCACTTGTTCAAGTAGATTTACTGCACTATCAATAATGTTAGTGCCTGTAGTCTGAATAAAATCATCACTGCGTTCTTCAACACGTAGATTACTTAATTCTTCTAATATACTTCTAGTGCGTTTTCTCATACTGTATTTATATCATTTTTTCTATGTTGGCAATATAGTTGACCATACTATGATCAGAGAAGCTATCAATGCCACCTTGCTTGATACCCATCCACATACCACGCCAGCGATCTTTTGTACGCTGCCAAGTTGTGAGTTTACGCTCTAAGCCGTGTGCATTCATATAATGTTCTGTGCCGTGATGCACATAACCCATAGCTCTTAATGGCACTCTAGTAACAATATCATTATTGTTTACCCAACGATGATGTGCTACATTTAAACTACGACAGTAACCACGCCATCCTACTCTTGGCGAACCGTATGTGTACACTTCCTGTATATCTGGCATATCAACATCGCAGTTGCATCTACTAGCCATAATAGTTGTCATAGCAGCACCTAAACTATGTCCGCAAAACCAAATGTTCTTGTCTCGGTTAGTTTTACGTGCTAGGTCTTCAGATACCATAGGCCATAGCTCATCTACTTCTGCTTTGAATCCTCTGTGTACTCTACTGACTGTTTCTGCTATCACTGGTGTTGCTTTCAAATCAGCCTTAATATCGTTAAACTCACTTGGTTGCGTTCCTCTACAAGCAATTACTAAATCTATCTTATTCATAAATCGATATGCCTGTGCTCCGTCTTTGTTGTAAAATTCTACTGTAGTAAACCCTAATTTTCTAACATCTTTTTTTACTTGGTCTATATTGTCATTGTATGCTATACTTGCTAGTTTTGCAAATAGTAAACTTCGTTCCATAAATTTCATTTCTGTAATCATTTTGCCCTCCTAAATAAATTACATCGGTGTGAACCTCACGTTTTCAATTACCCAGTCGATAGGTTCTTCATATGCAAATTGCAGCATATACCTATCGTGTTCATTGTTTGTTACACTATGAATCCACTCTCCTGTATTTAATATCACAGCGTTCTCTTTGTAATAGTATGTATGCCTTTTTTCATCTGCATCAAAGAAGTCAACAGGAGCAAACACATCCAGTGACGGAGACAGATACCAACTTACACTGCTACTCTTTTTTGTGTATTGGACAAAGTCAATATGCCTTGGAACTGGGTCGTATGGCGGATTATGTAATAGATAAACATTGTGGGGAAGTATATTCACACATTTTAACAAAGGCTTCATATCAAGGTACGGAACGTTCCTACTAATGCCGTGCATAGTTCTTTCTTTGTCTTTTTTAGCGTACTGGCCGTATCTAGTATATGTTGCCTTTTTAGCAACCTTTAGCATTTTTTTCCTAAAGTCGTCTGTGATAAAATGTTTTAGTTCGTGCCAAAAAGGTCCTTGATGCATAATGTCCTCTCTACTTACTATTAATTATACAAAATAAAAAAAATGGGTGCTAACCTTGGCACCCGGCGTGTGTATTACGTCACAACCCGACCCTATGGGTATTAAAGGCCGTTAGGCACAATAATATAATGGATCATCAACACAAGTGCAACACTTGCACCCAAGCCTACCATCATCTTACCAAAATCCTTTGCAACAAGTGGAAACACCGACTTGGTTTTCTTCTTGCCAAAGTATGTTGCCATTGCCAACTCACGACCTGCTAACAAACCAACAAATACCCAAGTTGTACTCATTGGAATGTCATTCAACTCTTTGAAGAAGTAAAGACACAACCAATAAAACAAGTCAATCAAGGTTGCACTTCTAACGTAGCGTGTGTTGTGTTTCTCTAGTACAATCTTTTGGATCTTACCACCACGTTCTCTAAACATAAAGAACAAGCCTGCAACAAACACAACGCTGACGAACACCATTAAGTCTGCTGGTACTTCACGTGGAAGAAACACTGCAATATTTGCAACATCGTGTGACAACCAAGTGAACCACAATCCGCCTGTTGCTACCCATTGTGCAATACGCCAAAACTTTTTATTGCCTTCGCTCACTGGTTTTGTTTCGTCATACCACTTGCCAAAGTATTTGTGTATAGCAAACCATACTGCATAAGCAAATGCGGCTGCTACACCATAACCCATAATGCTTTTCATCAGCATCTTCTCTAGCACAAAGGTACTAGCAAACACTGACAGCACCAAGAAACTTGTGCTAACTGGCACACCCATCCTTGTAAGTGCTACAAGTATAGCAGGTGCGGCTGCGTGATACCATTGTACTTCTTGGAAAGGTATTTTGTTTAAGCGACCATAACTGATATCGCCTCCGTTCATATACCATCCATACCAGAGTGTATATAATAAAACAGCCGAAGCGGCTGCCCATAATACTTTAAAGTTGAATCGCTCGTTGTTTGATGCCATCCAAGTACCGAGCGTTTGTACTGAATCGTTTGCTATAACTGCATAGGCAGCTAGTAAGAAGCCAACAAGGCTCCATAGTGTGAGTAGTTCCATTTCGTTCTCCTTTGTTTGACGGCTTTACCCCGTCGCTCACAAATGTAACTTTTATAAGTTACAATTTTAATTATCATTTGTCAACCTGATCATAAATAAAACGGCCAGAAAAGAGAAGTTATTCACACCTTCGACCTGACACGTTGAAAAGACAACGGGCGTCCGCCATATAAGACAGCATTACATATTGGAGAAAACAATGACAACTATAGCAAACCTGCTTGGTAGTGTAATGACTGCGGTCAGACTACCAAGAAGAAAATCAGGATTGATGAAGATCAATCACAACCTTGAAACTTATGTTAAGACAGAATTTAACAAAGGTGATCAGGCATACGTCTTAGACTGTATGCTACGTGGAGACACTCTCGACAGACGTAACATAATATAAACTAAAATAGTAGGGCAGCTTCACAGTTGCCCTATTTTTCTGGGTGCGCAGATATGCACAGTTGCATTGTACGCATATCGGGTTTTTGCTATTTGCACTTGTTTTTCACGGTTATACGTGTTAAATATAATTGTAGAAGGAGAAAAACTAACGCAAGTTAGACTCGGATCACACATACATATATAGATAGGAAAAAATAAATGACTACTTTAGTAGCAAATACCTTTGAGATTGTTGGATTACACGGCATCGCCAACTTTTTCAAAAAACTAGGTGCCGAACTCAAAAGACGTAGACGCATTCGTCAAACAATTAACGAACTATCAAGACTTACAAACCACGAACTAAACGACATTGGTCTTAGTCGCGGAGACATTTGGTATGTTGCAAACCAGTCATACCCAAAAGCACTAAGTGGCGAAGCTGTAGAAGCAAACCGCAACTTGAGAGGTTGGGTATAATGGAAGCAGTAGGAAACACCCCCGTACCAACACCAAAGTTTATCAAAACACTTGGCAAATATGTCGTTGCATTTGCAATGGGCGTATGGGCATTTGGTGAATCGGCAGGCAGAGCAAGAGCAGCCGCTGAACTATCACGCCAAGGCTACTACAAAGAAGCCAAAGCACTTATGTTGGATGACAACAGATGACAGGTGATATAGCAACAATGGGCGCAATGATTGGCGCCGGACTAGCAACATTCGGAATGGGTGGCGCTGCCATCGCAGTAGGAATGATTGTTGGTAGTGTACTCAAAGTTATGCCTAAGAAGCCTGACAATGGTACAATGTTTGTCGGTGTTGCATTTGCAGAAGCATTAGGTATATTCGCATTCTTAGTAGCACTCCTACTAATGTTTGCTGTCTAATGGTAGGCGATCAACACATAGAGATATCAGCACAGGTAGTACAGAAGCTAGGGTTTTATATGTTTGTAGTAATGACTTCATTGCTTATTATATGTATAGCCTTTGGCTTCTACGCTGTGATTGATCAGTTCAAACAACCAAATTGGCAAGAAGCGTGTATCGCACAAGGCGGTGTACCAGTACAAATAGAAAAGTCAACATACGACTGCAAAGGAATATAATATGTTTAAGAAGTTTATGAAAGCAATGGAATACAGAAGTTATTGTATGGCAATCAGGGAACTTAGAAGCAGAGGCTATTATAAAAAAGCTGAAGAAATCTCTGAGTACAAACACAAAATGTTTCCGACCTACTAATAGGTTGACAAACGCTAAATAATACGTTAGATTAATAACACTACACACATACACATAGGAGAATATAATGAGCGTAGACACAAAGTACGGCGAAGCCATCTTTAAACAAACACAGGAAGTTGCTGAAATGTTTAAAGCCGCAATGCCTAAAATCACAACTAATAAAAACGGTTACGAAATCCGCACCAAAGTGCTAGAAATGGCACAAAACAATGTATGGCAAGATTATCACGCTAAACTAGGTGCATATGAAACCACTGTGAAAAAAGACGGAGACGAAGTTGTAACAACAATTTCTATTCCTGAAGTTCCTGGTGCCGAAGCGGTGCTAGAGGCAGCTGAAAAGTTTTATGGATTTGTAGGCGGTAAACCAACTAAATAACGTATAGGACAACTAATTTCAAGTAGGCGGGCATAGCCCTTTTTAACAAGCACATTTTAGAAACGCCCTCGTAGGAAACTGCGGGGGCTAATCTATATCTAAAGCTCTTGGATTATCGCCGCCTGATGTTGCTGGGTACGATGCTTTATCTTTGTGTAAATCATCGCCATCTGGATATCCTGCGTCAGTTGAACTAAGATATTTTTCATCTGGCGAATTGCTATGTTGTCTGTTTAGGTGAGAAAGTATTTGTTTGAATCTACTAGGCGGTTCGCCTGGTACATCAATAACATTTGATTCTTGATCAAGGACATCCAATAAAGCTCGAATAATATCTTGTGCTCGCATTTAATTTCTCCGTACAGTATTTATAATAAGTACAGCACGAAAGGATGACGTATGAACATTAAAAAAATATTTTGGGCCGGTTGTGGTTTCCTATTATTGGGCATTGCTTACTTAGGAGTAATTCTACCTGGCCTACCTTGGAGTATCTTTGTAGTAATGGCTGCATACTGTTTTGCCAAGAGCAGCAAAAGAATGCACGATTGGTTGTACAATCATAAACTGTTTGGTCCATTTTTAACAAACTGGAGTGAGAAGAAAGTATTTCCATTGAAGTTGAAATACTTTATGATCGCTACTATGGCAACCACTGTTGCATTTACTTACTTCGCAACAGGCAACGATAAGGCTGCTTTATGGACTGGTGGATTTATGATTCTTGTTGCTGTGTATTGCTGGAGATATCCAAGCACTACTGAAGAGTATGATAGACGCAAGGCTGCTGGAGAAAAGATAGCCTGGTTTAAATAAAAAGAAAAAAGGTAGAGGGGGTCTTCTCCCTCTACCAATTGATGTTTACTTGTGTTGCCAGATGGCCCACAGTACCCACACAGCAATTAATCCCATAATTCCTTCTGAACCAAGCGAACCTAACATTGCTGTTACGTTTGCCACTACACTCATTTCTGGCATAAATGGCATATTGCCTAGTCCTAGAACTTCTAAGATGATTGCAAGAGCTGCAATGCTAACACCAACGTTTGCTAATGCGCCTGCCCACTCTTTTACTTTATTAAGCATTTCCATTTGAAAATACCTCCTTCTTTTGTGCTACATTATGTAGCAGAGTATTTAAATATACATCAGTATACTATTAAAACCCAACTAAACCGTAATACGATAGCTTAACCTACAAAAAGATAAATATTTTTTTAATTAACAGAGAGTTTAATGATAGATTTATCCCCGTTTGAAAAAGTAATTGATGACTTGAAGCAAGAAGGCAAGTATAGAATTTTCAATGATATACTGCGTGAACGTGGAGACTTTCCAAAAGCAATTTGGTATGGTCCGTATAATATTAAAAATATTGTAAACTGGTGCAGCAATGATTACTTAGGAATGGGACAACATAAAGTTGTAATAGATGCGATGCATACTGCATTGGACCAAACAGGTGCTGGTTCAGGTGGTACAAGAAACATTGGTGGTACATCGCACTATCACGTTGCACTAGAATTTGAACTAGCGTCTTTGCATAGCAAGGAAAGGGCGTTGTTGTTCTCTAGTGCATTTGTCGCAAATGAATGGAGTCTAATTGCTTTAAGCAAAATCATTCCCAACATTGTGTTTTTGAGTGACTCAAAGAATCACGCAAGCCTCATACAGGGTATCCGACACAGTGGTGCTGATAAATTAGTATGGCAGCACAATGATATGGAGCAATTAGAGCAACGATTGGTCGAGAGTACCGCCAGCGGACAAGTCCCCTGCATTGTTTTCGAATCTATATATAGTATGGATGGCGATGTAAGCCCAATTGAAGCAATTTGCGACCTTGCCGACCGTTATGGAGCAATAACTTATATCGACGAAGTCCACGCTGTAGGATTGTATGGAGAAGCTGGAGCAGGGTATTTAGAAAAATTGAATATTCAAGATAGAGTTGATATTGTAAACGGAACACTCGGCAAAGCATTTGGCATCACAGGAGGTTATATTGCCGGAAAAGGGGTAGTCATAGACGCTGTCCGGAGTGTGGCTAGTGGATTTATTTTTACTACGTCACTGTCACCTGTGCTTTGTGCTGGAGCGTTGGCTAGTATAAAGTATTTAAAAGACCACAACGAACTCCGCGAACAGCATCAGGCTCAAGCAATGAAGTTAAAAACTAAATTGATTGAAGCTGGCGTGGAGGTTTTAGATAAAGCCTGTACTCATATCGTTCCTGTGATGATCCGTGATGCCAAAGTATGCAAAGCAATCAGTGATTGTTTATTAGATGACCACGGCATCTATGTTCAACCAATCAACTATCCAACGGTTGCTGTGGGTGAGGAGCGTCTCCGTTTTGCTCCAACTCCACTTCATACTGACGCTATGATTGAAGAGTGTGTTATGGCAGTTACTAAATGTCTCAATTCACTGTAGAAGAAAAACGTATAGGACGTCTTGAAAGACAAAGAGACGCACAACACAATAAATCAAAAAAGGTATTGTCTCAAAAACTTATTACCAAAAATTCTATAGAAGATTTTAATTGGTTGTTTCATAAAGAGCATATAAAATTAATAAAGAACAATAATAAAAAATTATTAATAATAGAAACACCTTTTCATTTAGCGCACAGCGATGTACCGTTTGATCAAGTAATTTATTTTAAAAACATTGTAAAAACATTTGAACATCTGCTACCTGATATTAAAAATGGTAAAATAAAAATAATATACTTGTTCGCAGATGCTTGGGGAACAGTAAACAATAACGAGTCACACAAAAGCTATAGCGGAGCACTTTTGGCATTAGACTTGTACGATGTATTATACCAAGCCAACAAAAAAGCTGGAATTTTGGAACATAGTGTTTTTTGTACTGGTACTAGCTTGAAAGGTGTATTACAACAAGAAGATTGGCCTATTGTTTATTACAACGAACCTTTTAATAGATATTTTACAATTGGAGAAGACTTGCGTGTATCCAGTAGGTTTTTTAAAAAACATTTTTTGTGGTTAAACAGAAGAACAAGAGATCATAAATTATATGCATTACATCAAGCTCATAAACACAAAATTTTTGATAATTCTTTGTATACATTCCACGACTTTGAAAATGAAACTAATGAAGTTTATGAATTGAAATTAAAAAAATATACTCAAGATATAGATTTAGATTTCTTAAGTTATAAAACTTTGCCTGATGTATTAGATAATAATTATGATTTAAAATATGATAATCAGCATCGAGAAACATTACTAAATTTAAAAAAACACGCAAATAAATGCTACGCAGAAATAGTAAGTGAATATATGGGTAGCGATCATAAAGTATTCTTGACAGAAAAAATTTCAAGAAGTATTGTAATGGGTAAACCTTTTCTTGTAATAGGCGATAGAGGAATGTTAGCCGAATTGCAAACACTTGGTTTTCGCACGTTTGATGATTTTTGGGACGAAAGCTATGATAACCTACCAACTGTAAAAGAACGTATAGATGCTGTAATGTTTATATTAAAAGATATACAGGAAAATCTATTGCACCTTAAAGGATATCAAGATCATATGCTTGAAATACTACAGCATAATAAAAAACATTACTTTGGTTCATACAAACAATCACAATTAAAATACTTCAGAGAAATGATTAAATGACGCCTAAGTTTGTGATTGATAATGTGGTTAATATGAGTCTATGGCAAGACACTGTTTGGATAAATCATAGTAAAAAATTGTTTTTTGTTCCTATATGGCGAAATGGTAACACAGAGTTTATGTATGCTGCTGATAAATTTGGTTTTAAACTTGAAATTTTAGATAACGTAGATTATATTGGATTCGCCTTCATCCGTAATCCTAATTTACGTATTGCTGGACAAATATGGCGAGCAATGCAAAATCAAGGATTGTCTTTTAACCAATGCATCAAAAATCTAAATACAGATCTCGATCCACACTTCCGAACACAACATAGTTTTGTAGAAAAATATAATATAGAATATTATCTTGATCTTGATAATTTACAACTAACAGACAACGTAGATATCAATGAAATAATTTATCATATGCAAAAAATTAGTGATCCACGTTGCAAAACCAAAAATAAATCTAAATTAGAATCTAGATTAATTTACCATTCTTATTTAATAAAAACGATATACAAATTTGACTTTTTACTGTATAATAAATTATGATTATAAATGAAGCAAAAACTTGTAGAGTCTGTGCAAACAATATTAAACAGGTTGCTGACTTTGGAGAAATACATATAAACGATTTTCCTTTAGCACAAGGCACGAGCCCAGGCAGTGCGCCTATGGTATTGGACCAGTGCATCAGCTGCAACCTTGTGCAACTTCGTCATACAGTTGATCCTAAGATATTATATGGAGAACATTATTGGTATCAAAGTGGTCTCAACAATAAAATAAAACAAAATCTATTTGATATTGCTACAACTGTAAATGAAATTACCGAACCAGGAGATATAGTTTTAGATATTGGAGCAAACGACGGAACACTATTATCAGCAGTTAGCAAAGATCGAACACGCATTGCCTGTGAACCTGCTCCAAATTTTTTAAATGATTTAGAACCACATAGTGATTATATTATAAATGATTTATGGAACCACCAACTTATGCCCGATCAAAGTGTGGCAAGTGTAATTACTGCAATAGGAATGTTTTACGATATGGATGATCCAAACACTTTTATCAATAGTGTTAGAGAGTGTTTACGTGCAGATGGTGTATTCATTGCACAGCTAATGACACTTGCTCCAATGCTTAGAATGAATGACATTGGTAATGTTTGTCACGAACATTTAGAATATTATAGTTACAAAAGCCTTGTTACTCTTTTTGAAAGGAATGGTTTAGAAATTGTTAAGGTTATTGAGAATGATATCCAAGGCGGAAGTTACCAAATTTATGCTACACACTATAACAAAGGCAGTGTTGAATACACCGAAGACATTTCAACAGTGGGAGAATTTTTTGAGTCTGTAAACAACAACAGCCGACAATTAAAAGATCTACTTTCAATGTATGCAAAGCAAGGCAAACGCTGTTATGTTTATGGTGCCAGCACAAAAGGCAACACAATATTACAGCTATGGAATCTAAAAGAATATTTTGACGGAGCAGCCGAAATACATCCAGATAAGATTGGTAGATATACTGTGGGCACAGATATTCCTATTGTTGCTGAAGAAGAAGCACTGTCCAAAGCAGATGTTTTATTTGTTCCTAACTATGGATTCAAAGATGTGTTTACTAAAAAGTTAGATATGTGGATACGCAAAGGTGGCAAATTACTATTTGCTATGCCAACTGTAGAAGAAATAAACAATGAAAACATTAATACTAGCAACACCTAGAAGCGGTTCACACGCTTATGCAAGTCTTTGGCCTATTGATTATAGCGAAGTAATGAATATCGAAGACTTACTGTTACCAAGGTTAGAACACAATGGAAAAATTGATTACAATGTTTGTAGCGACGATTTCTTACACGCATTGAACACATTTGATTTTCAACGTGCTTATGATCTGCGACCAGTTATGCAAATTCAACATTTCGTTCTAACTTTTGATAGCTCGCTTATAAAAACAAAAACTAAACAATATCCTGATAAAGAAACATTTTTAAATGAACACAAAAATAGATGGTTAAAAATAAAAGATAGACAAGACTGGACCATTAAATTAATTGAATACCAAGGTGTTCCAGAAAGCATTATTTTTGATATGATAAAGTGTTCAGACAACACAGTCGCACTTAAACGCAAAGATTTGAAAGCACAAGCATTAAGTCTTTGTGTAACCAATATGACACAAAATTGGCATAACAGTACAGAATCAATAAAACTAGATTATGATTTGTTCAAACGTAGTTTAGAAAGTATAATGCAAAACAACAATTGGGTAGACAAATTCAATGTAGATACTATATACTATGAAGACTTAGATTTATCTAAAAGCAAAATTAAAAAAAATAAAAACAAAATAGATTATGATGAGCAAAAACTGAATAAAATATATGTTGAAACAATTAATAGCTGATACAGACTTTAGCGAAGCATACCGTATAGAAAGCAGTACTTATTTTAAAAATATTACTTCTACCGACCTTGATTATTGGAACGTACACGAAGAAATATTTTCTACAGTGGAAAAAGATGCTAAAATATTAGATATCGGAACTTGGTTTGGTATAGTTCCGTGGGGACTGCAACAACTTGGCTATAAAAATGTGCAATGCACAGAGTGCGAAGCACATAGTCAAAGCAAGAAAGAAAGTTTTAACAAATTACATCGACATTTTAATATATCGCCATTTGAACTACATATAAAACCTCAAACAAATTTTATTTTACCACAAAAATATGATGTGATAACGATAACAAAAACCAATTTACACTGGAAGACAGAACAGGTTGTACATTACAATGGAAGTGAAGTGAATACTGAATGGCAAGTGCTTGGCGCTGATAACAAACAACACACATTTTTTTCATTGTACAAAATTGAGGATTGGCAATATCTTTTCAATAAAGCATTTGATTATCTCAATCCAGGAGGTAGGTTACTAATCAATCCAGAGCCAGCTTTTGATAATATAGATTACTATGCAGATACAAATAAGTTCTTACTCCAATACAAGAAGGATAATCATTTGGAGATAAAAAAAGAATGAGTTATTATATAGCAGGTGATAGGGGACTTGTAGGTAGACACTATCGTAAATTTAAAAAAGATGCTAGAGGCGGTAACACCAGTAACACCGATTATTCTCATTACGTCAGCACGTACACACATTTATTAGCAGGGCCCAAACCAACTCATCTTGTAATTAATGCTGCGACTGTTGGAGGATTGCAAGAGGACTTAGATGATAGTTTTAACTTGCTAATGAGAAATTTAAAAATACAAAACAATCTATTTGACGTAGCAGCAGAAGCAGGTATACAAAGAGTGTTATTACAAGGAAGCACTTGTAGTTATCCGGAAACAGGCCCTCAGCCTTTTATGGAGTTACAACTGTTATCTGGAAAACCTTTTGAAGGTTATATGACTACTGCACTTCCTAAACTTGTGGGTATGTATCAATGTAGAGCAAGTAATGATAAGAATAATACCAAATGGCGTACAGCAATTTGTACAAATATGTTTGGTCCTGGCGACAGGACTGGAGAACACGCTCACGTTGTTGGTGCCCTTATGCAAAAGTTTGTAGATGCTGTGAAGAAAGATTACACTGAAGTTGAAATATGGGGAGACGGCAGTCAAAGCAGAGATATTCTGTATATCAAAGATGCAGTTCGTGCAATGGATTTAACATTAAACAACGATATGTTTGACACAGTTAACATTGCAAGCGGTGTAGAAATTACCATCAAAGAACTAGCTGAACATTTAAAGACAATTAGTGGATTCAACGGGCGTTTATTCTATAACACCGATAAGCCTACAGGCATAATGAAACGAAGCATAAACATTGAAAGATTAAAATCGTTAGGATGGAAAGCAGAATATACAATGAAAGAAGCATTAGAACAAACTTACAGGTGGTACTATGATAACACCTAATGCACATATGCATCCTGTTTACGATGCCAACGAAAAAAATGCTGTAACTGATTATTTAAACAGCGGCGGCTGGATAATGGAACACACAAAAACTAGAGAACTAGAAAAAATGATTTGTGATTACACTGGTGCTAAATTTGCACATATGGTTCCTAGTGCTACAATGGGATTATTGCTCTGTAGTATGTTATCCAATATCAAACACAACGAACGTTTTGATTGTCCTGCATACACGCAAGCTGCAACAGCTAACGGTGCAATGCTGCTAGGTGGTAAGCCCCGTTTTGTAGATGTAGATCCAACAACGTTTACTTTAAATTTTAATCATATAAGAAATAGAGTCGTTTTTATTACAAGTATCAATGGCAGAACTCCTGCTCATTACGAACATAAAATAAAAATGTTACAAGATGACGGACATTTTGTTATTGAAGATGCAGCACAGGCATTGGGCAGCTGGCATAGAGATAGACACGTTGGTACCATTGGACACGTAGGCGTGTTTAGTTTCGGGGCACCTAAAATTATCACAACCGGACAAGGTGGTTGTATAGTAACAAATGATATTGGTTTAAGTGAACGAATACACGCTATCAAAAACTTTGGTAGGACTGTAGGAGTTGGAGAAGTTTACAACGTAATGGGTATGAACTTTAAATTTACTGATTTACAGGCAGCATTTGGAATTGAACAAATGAAAAAATTACCAGAGATCATTGAACGTAAAAAACACATTTATGATTTTTATAGGAATAAATTAAAAGATGTATGTGATTTTGTTCCAACTGATTTAAATAAGGTTACACCAACTTATCCAGAAATACTTGTCAATGATAGAGACAAACTTGCAAAACATCTAGGCAATTTTGGTTACGGCACTAGGGCTGTATACTCTAATCTAGGAGCACAACCGTACCTGCGTAATAGAACAATACCGTGGGCTCCAAATACAGATTACATTGCTGCTAGAGGATTGCAGATTCCGAGTGCAAACGATTTACTAGATTATGATATGAATGAACTTTGCACTGTTATCAAAGAGCACTATAAACTTTAATTAGATTGTCTATGCCTTGCTCAAGACTTTCAGTGGCATAAAAGTCTAATGTTCTTATCTTGCTGTAGTCTACAAAATAATTTCTTCCATCTTGGTCGTGTTCAAGTGTTGTATTTTTTTCAAAATTCCAATTAGGCAATCTATTTTTTATTATTTGGCAAACTTCAAACTTTGTAAAATTTAATTTATTATCACCAACGTTCCATACTTGTCCTTGCATTATTTCAAATTGTTCTAAAGCCATTGCAAATGCTTTTACTAAATCATTTACTGCTAGAAATGTTCTTTTATGGTGCCCTTCGTAAAGTATCATAGATTGGTTGTTACAGGCTTTGCGTACAAAATCATTTATTAACAAATCGTGTCTAAGTCTATTGCTTACGCCAAATGCTGTCGCAGGCCTAAGTATGACGCTGGTTTTGTTTAAATAGTTCTCGCCTAATAGTTTGTATTCAGCATAGGTGCTTATAGGATTGGCTTGGATATGTTCTGTGCATACACAATCCAATGATCCATAGACACTGCCTGTGCTTGCATATATAAAAGGCTTTTCTAGTGCAGCATCTATAATCCTTTTAGTGCCTTCAACATTTACTTTGTAAGCCAAGTCAGGTTCCAAGTTACAAGCAGGAAAGCCAATAATGCCAGCTAAATGTATTATTGCATCGGCTTGTTTTATTATAGGTTCAACTTCCGGTGTGCAAATATCTACACAATGTAGATTAAAGTTATCGTTGTCCACTATGTTGAGTACAGGTTCAATACCCCACTTGAGCCAATCTATACAATCAACAGTATGACCTTGACGTAAAAAATATTCACTGAGCCTGCATCCTATATAACCTGCGCCGCCTGTTATTGCTATTCGCATTTGGTAATTGGTTCCTCGCAATCATTCCAACGTTTTGTTAACATAGCAATCATTTTACAGTCAGCAGTTGGATAAAATGTATGCGGCACACCCAATGGCAAGTATATACAATCACCAGCACTAACTGGTGTGACTAATTCTTTACCATCTGTCATTTCAGTATACACCCCTTCTCCTTCTACAAACATAATATATTCGTCGAACTCCTTGTGATAATGATGTCCTCTGACAGCACCTTTGAGTGTAACAATATAATTCCATTCAACTATATTATATTGTTCAGGATAGAATGTTTGTATAATACCTCTACCATCTTTGAATGTCATAGGATTTATTTCTGGCTCTATCTTCACAATACGCTTCATAAGTATATATATGAATTTAGCTGTTGGTGGATGTAGTTTTTCTGATTACCGTTATGACATCTACCCTTATGGTAGACAGGTTGCAGATCATTTTGGTTTGGATTATTTTCACGCTGCGGCTTGTGCTGGCAGTAATCACAGAATATGGCGTGTATTGACCAAAGCAATTATGGAAAAAGATCTTGTCAGTGGCGATACCATTTTATTACAGTATACCATATTGGATAGAAAAGAAGTTTGGAGCCCAGATCCAAAAAGATTCTATTCACCTTACGAAGAACTAGACGATTATTGGAACAGCGGTAAGTTATTTAGATTGACTGCACATAGTGCGGAATACAGTCAAAACGTACACGAAAAACAATATAGTAATTTACATAATAGATTTACAGACTACGAATATAACCAAGAGGTTTTTATAACACAACACACCGCATTTCAAGCACTATGTGATATAAACAATATTAAATGTGTTCACATTAATACTCAGTATGATGCTGATCATAGGATAGCAGGAGTAAATCTTGAAAGTATACTCAATGATGTCTTGTTACGTATGGACAGTGGTCATATGAATCAGCGTGGTCACACATTGGCAGCATCACGAATTATAAAGCATTTAGATCCAGCCATTGATTCCAACTAGGATGTCTAACTTGAATTGGTAATTGTTTGCGTTTTCTAACCAGTTCGTAATAACCGGGTGCATAAGGTTTGTATCTAGGGCGCCATTCAGCACCTACTTTGTTACCTTTGCGCCAGTTGCAAGCTTTACAGGCTGTTATACAATTTTCCCAACTGGTACCACCGCCTTTGCTTATGGGCTTTACGTGATCTGTAGTTAGGTCAACTCTTTTAAAAGTATCTCCACAATAACCGCACTCATACAAATCCCGCAAGTACAAATTTGTTTTACTGAATCTAGGCTTGCGGGTCTTATGCATATACTGCTTTAACATTATCACAGCGGGCACCCGTGTTTCCCAATTGGGACTCCGAACCAACCAATCATCATACCACTCAAGCACATTACACTTGTCGTGGTACATATACATTACAGCTTCTTTCCACTGTACAATACTTAAAGGTAAAAATGAAACGGGTGCAGCATCTGCATTGAGAACTAGTGTATCACTCATAATAATATTTATAAATCATCGCCTTCGGTCATCTTAATACAGAGCGCCTGTTGTCCTGCTTTGAAGTATCCAAAGCCTTTGCCTACTTCATCAGCTAATGCTTCTCTTGCGTAGAAACATTCTGTCATCGTATCGTGGCCGCTTACAAACTCTACATAAGGAACTGCATCATAAAAATACACAAAAACCAGTGCCCACATCAAGTTTCGTTGCCTTTGACTTCACCGTTGTATTCTTGTAGTATTTGTTTAATCTTATCTTCTGGAAGACAATTGACAGCGTGTATTGGCATACGTTGACCATACTCTAAAAACAATTTACGAACATATTTTTTTTGATCTTGTGGATCCATTACACTTTGTATACAGGCTTCTCTGCTTTCAAACTTTGGTGTGTAGAATATGTAAACATCTCCTGCCAAAGTAGCAAATATAACAACCATTAACCAATTCATAACCCACCTCCTTTTTTATCCCAAGGCTGAGCACCAGTGTAAGGAGCAAAGCCTGTTCCTGATTGCATCAAACAAGCCATACCGTCACTGTATACATTAATAATACTGAAACTGCCTGTTTCTTGATTGACAAAAAAGAACATACCGCCGTTGTACATTTGTCCGTTTGTTGAACTAAACTGTGATCCATTGCCAGTAAACAACATTGCTTCTTTGTATTTTTTTGGTGTTTTCATAACTTCTATCCAAGGTCCACAAGGCTGTTGTGTTAAAAACCTTTTACCCTGTGTATCTTGAGCATTTGCACCAAAAGAAAACAAAGATATTAATACAAATGCTAGGCTAATCCTAAACATCATTTCTCTCCTATACTAATATTTATAGCATTATTTTGTTTTACAGTCAACCATACACTTGTAACAAAACAGCGCAGTTAAAAAAACTGTGCTATTGTTTGCTTGGCGGCTGCTTCAATTGCTAGATCCCATTGGGTCATACCATTGTAGTCAAATACCGTGTGCTTGCTTAATTCAACACTCAACCAACTTGCACTGTTCATTTCATTTTGTAATTGTTGGTTGTGCCATACAGCAACACCTGCACAGAATTTATATCCTCTAGGGGCATCGCCCATAGCAAATCTTTTCAGCATTAGATCATCTGATGTTACAGCATACTTGCCGCCTACTCTAAACGTGCTGGTGCTGTGCCACTCTTTGGTGTGCAACATTATGATTGAATTCTTGCTAACAGGACCACCTGCATACACAGGTTCTATGCCCTTGGGTACGGCTGCACCTACTCTAGTCAACAAATCTTGTGTGTTAAAGTTGCTTTTACGATTAACAACAACGCCTGTGGTTTGTATATCGTTTTGCTCGAACACAAACACCACAGAGTTTTTAAAATAAGGATCTTGTACACTTGGTCTAGCTACCAAACATTTTGCTACGTAATTTTCCATTATGCGACAGTTGTACCTTTGCCAGTGTTGAATGCTTGTGCTATTCTCTGTGGAGGGCTGCCTGTGCCACCTGCACCCCACATAACACCACCGCCTTGGCTTGCACCTACGAGATCAACGTGTATGCCCACTGAATTCATATAACCTGGAGCTGCTCCTAAACCTCTAGCTCCTGCACGTTTACAAGCTGCCACAAAGTCAACCACCCTAGGATCATCACCTTTGGTGTTCAGCATATTGCCTTTTTCATCGAACAAATACACATCTGCTGCATTGCCCCCATCGTGTCGTGTGCTTCCTGTGCGTCT